TCAAATGGGTTGCATCTTCAATGTTACTCATGGGTATGTCAATGCGTGGTATCGAAGGATTGCAGTTATATGACTTGACAATTAGTATCGGAGGTGTTATACTCTGGTTATGGGTTTCGATATTGTGGAAAGACCGTGCATTGATTGTTGTTAATAGTGTTGGTCTACTACTACTGGTAAGAAACTTAATAAACTTAATAATACAAATTGGATAATAATATGAATTTTATACACGAACAAATTGAACTGACTGAAATGGATACGGTCACAAGTGAATCGGGGAGACAATACAAAACACCCGAAGGAATCAACCTACCATCTATTACTACAGTACTGTCAATTCTGTCTCGTGATTCTATTGCGAAGTGGCGTAAACGTGTGGGTGTTGAAGAGGCAAATCGTGTCTCTACTCGTGCGTCTGGTCGTGGTACACGTGTTCACGAAATATGTGAGAAGTATGTAGACAATGACCCTAGTTACAAAGAAGGTTATACTCCTGATATCATTGAATCATTCAATCAGTTGAAACCTATCCTAGATGAACGTCTGACTAAAGTCCATGCACAAGAGGCACCTCTCTACTCCAATCATCTTGGTGTTGCGGGTCGTGTTGACTGTGTGGGTATCTTTGATGGTAAACTATCCATCATCGATTACAAGACATCTATGAAACCCAAGAAACTAGAATGGGTCAAGAACTACTTCATGCAAGAAGCGGGTTATGCCGTCATGTGGGAAGAACGTACAGGTATGCCGATTACTCAATTGGTTACCATCATCTCTGTTGATAACAGTGAACCTCAAGTGTTTATTGAACACCGTGATAACTGGATTAATACCTTAAAAAATACTATAAAACAGTACAATGAGGAAAATTCGACTTCAGTTTTGTTATAAATAGTGTTATAAATAACTTTATAACTTATGGGATATCGATGCTACAGTTTAGTCAACTCAACGAAACTTCCTTAACCTTTGGGGAAATAGTACGTCCTGATAGGGCGTATCGTGCTGACCTATTCATTACAAAATACAAAGCGGGTGAACCATTCGAGACCACTAAGGGTGATTCGATTGTTTTACAGTATGACCCCGCAATTGAAAAGGCAGTACGTACAGGTAACAAAAAAGGTTTACCAAAACTCAAGACAATTGATGGTACAGAGATTGCGTTTGGTCTACTCTCAAAGACCGCAGAGTTTGGTGGTGGAAGAGGTTCTGGGGGTGGTTCGGATAACACCCGTGCAACTGAATCTGCACAATGCGTCTATGCACAATTATTATGGTTAGACCCCAAAACAAACTTCTCCCCTGATAACCTTGAATGGGCATATGGAAAGACTCAAGTTGATGCAAAGATGTCTGAGATTCTATTGGGTGATGACCAGTGGATTGCATCGTCTATCAATGGTGCTAGGATTCTCCATAAGGTATTGAAGAAGAAACAGTACACATGGCATCGTGGTTCACAGTGGGTATCTAAACTTGAAGACACATTCAAGAAACTCAATCGTGAAGAAAAACTATTCAGTAATGTAAACAAGTGGACTCCCGCAGATATATGGGCAGTCGCTCGTGGTGCAGAAAACAAATACAACATTCATGATGCAGAAAGTTTCTCAGAACTTAACAATGAACTCTTGAAAGCATATGCCGCTCGTGATATAATGGGTATATCACTCAAGAAGATTGGGAAGAAACCTAAGTTGTCACAAGTAAATTTCCGTAAACCGTTTGTTCCACCTCAGTTCACCAAACAAACCTTTGGTAAGAAGAACTTCTATGGTGCAAAGGACGGATACCTGTTGGGGTCTGGTGGATTCCAGATTCAGTTCAGAACATTCCCAACATTCCAGTGTGAGATTGTTGGTAAGAAAGCAAAACATGGTAAGGTATCCTATGGTGGTATCAGTGATGCAATGAAGAATGCGGTTGGTAGACCACTTACTCAAAAGAAGGTCATTGAACAGATGTTGAAGAACAAACCCGATATGTTCTATGATAACTTCTGGAAGAACTATTCAATGACTAGTGAGAAGGACAGTAAAGAAACTCTCATGGCAAATCTACAGAAGAAAGACTTTGAGTGGCACGTATCTAAGTACATGGTATTGGAACTATTTACTGCAATCAAAGGTCGGGAACAACAAGTACTTGACTATTTGGTTCGTATTGCAAAGTCACAAACAAAGAACTCTGCTGTTCACTTGAAGGTATCCTAATGAAGTTTAAAGACTTTATAGCAGAACGGACAAAAATAGATAATCCTAAGAAGTCGGACTTCAAAGTAGTGTATGGCAAGAAGGAATACTTCGAGAATGTAATAGTGGAACTTTACTATAAAGGAAAAATTGTACAAACCATTGGAGTATCTCTACCAGAGTATAGTAAAATGGATTTAAGATACTTCGAATACTTTCCCAAGGTTCGAACTGGTAGACCATACATCTCAAATTGGAGAAGAAGTTCATTAACGTTAGATAGAGAGATGTGGGAAGAAGACATTAAGAAAATAGGTATGGTGGTAACACGTGGATAATTTTAATAACTACATAACAGAACAGAAGAACACCCACATGACTCATATTGAGGACAAGGTTCTCTATGGTGGTGTGAATGGTACACGACAAGCAATCAATGCATTACGTGAACTGCGTGATATGTTGGCGGGTCAGAATGACGCTAAACTATCAACTAAGTGGGACGGTGCTCCCGCAATTTTCTGTGGTCAAGACCCTAGTGATGGAAACTTCTTTGTTGCGAAGAAAGGTATCTTTGCAAAGAATCCTAAAATCTATAAGTCTGCCCAAGAGATTGATGCAGAAATGTCGGGTGACCTTGCAGACAAGATGAAACTCGCATTGAAACATCTACCAGAACTTGGTATTAAAGGTGTTATTCAAGGTGACTTCTTGTTTTCAAAACCAGACGTTAGTACGGATACTATCGATGGTCAGAAGTATACAACCTTTCACCCGAANACAATCATCTATGCAGTACCNTATGACCAAGCGGATGCAGTCCGTAAGGCACAAATCGGTATTGTATGGCATACTACCTACACAGGTAAAGACTTTGAATCGATGAAAGCATCATATGGTGTTAATGTATCCAAGTTCAAGACCTCTAAGAATGTCTGGTCACAGGACGCAATGTTGCGTGACGTGTCTGGTGCGACTATGAGTAAGAAAGAAACCGCAGAGGTAACCAAACTTTTGTCCAATGCAGGTAAGATATTTAATAAGATATCTGGTTCTACACTACGTGAGTTAGAAAATAATAAAGACCTTGCAACCCTAATTGAACAGTACAATAATACATTTGTGAGAAATCAACAGATAATTGGTAACACTAACAAACATGTAACAGGTTTAATTAAGTGGTTAGGTGAGAAATTTAAAAAAGAAGCAGACAAACGTAGTACCGAAAAGGGTAAGATGGTACAATTTAAGAAGTTAGAAGAGTTTATGAAGTTCTTTTCACCGAAGAATAAGAGTAATCTGGTTGCAATGTTCGATTTACAAAAAAGTATTGTGCTTGCAAAACTGAAACTTATAAATAAACTAAATAGCATAAGTTCATATGACACCTTTGTTCAGACAAAGACTGGTTATAAGGTCAAGACTGGTGCAGAGGGATTTGTTGCTATTGACAAACTAGGTGGTGATGCGGTCAAGTTGGTTGACCGTTTAGAATTTTCATATAATAACTTCAGTCCAGATATACTGAAGGGATGGGATAAACCAAAGAGGTAAACTATGTCCAAACCAATAGGACTAAAAGAATTCTTAAAAATTCTAGAGCAACCAGACGAAGCGTTGAACATGCAACAACGTATGAAACTGGCACGTTCGCTCAAGAAAAATAAAGCAAAAATTGCTATGGGTCGCAAACGTGCTGCCCGTAAAGTTGCGTCTATGGACACAATAAAGAAACGTGCAATGAAACAAGCACGTAATACCTTCCTCAAGAAAATCACTAAGGGTGCCGACAAGGGCGACTTATCTATGGGTCGTAGAGCGTCAATTGAGAAACGCCTAGATAAGATGAAACCTAAGATACAAAAACTCGCAAAGAAATTACTTCCTGCCGTTCGTAAAGGTGAATTGGAAAGGAAGAGAGGAACTAAAAAAAGTGATTAAAGATTTTAAATCATACCTAGTCGAAGAGGCAAAGGAAGTTTATTTTACATTTGGTAGAATGAATCCACCTACTATCGGTCACGGTAAAGTATTAGATACTATTGCAAAAAAAGCAAAGGGTGCGGACTATAAAGTCTATGTGTCCCAATCAACTGGCCCAAAAGACCCACTATCATATTCTGACAAGGTAAAACACCTACGTAAGATGTTACCAAAACATGGTCGTAACATTATGGTTGACAAGGGTGTGAAGAATGTATTCGACATCTCTACTAAATTGTACGATGCAGGATACAAGAAAATAACCATGGTGGTCGGTGAAGACCGTCTCCGTGAGTTTGACGTATTATTGAACAAATACAACGGTAAGAAAGCACGTCATGGGTTCTATAACTTTGAATCAATCAATGTTGTATCTGCGGGAAGGAGAGACCCAGACGCAGAAGGTGTGGAAGGAATGTCCGCATCTAAACAACGTGCGAACGCAAAGGACAATGATTATCAAGCGTTTACTCAAGGTGTTCCATCTGGAATGTCTGACCGTGATACACGTAAGTTGTTCAATGATGTAAGGAAAGGGTTAGGTCTCAAGGAAGAGACATCTTTCAAACGTCATATTGAAATGGGTCATCTTTCAGAAACAAGAGAAAAGTTCGTTAAGGGTATGTTATTTGAACTTGGTGATACTGTTGTTGTTAAAGAAAGCGAAGAGGTCGGTATCATTACAGTCCTTGGAGCAAACTATGTCATCGTAGAATGTGGTGACANAAAGATGCGTAAGTGGTTGGATGCAGTAGAATTAATAGAAAAGAAATCTGCACAAGACCCTGACATCAAAGACAAAAAGGGTACTCAACCCGCTAAGTATCACAAGGGACTAGAAAAGTCTACCAAAGATAAGCGTGATGCACACTTCAAGAAACATGGTAAGAAAGCAGACGATGATGAATCTGCATATAAGCCAGCGCCTGGCGATAAGACCGCAAAGACTAAACCATCCAAGTACACCAAAGCATTCAAAGANATGTATGATGAAGACTGTTGGGATGGGTACAAAGCAGTAGGTGTGAAGAAGAAAGGTGGTAAGGTTGTCCCTGACTGCGTCAAAGAAGATGTTTCCCAGAAAGAACTCCAAGACCTTGAGAAATTTGCTGACCGACTACTGAACAAGTTTGATGTTGACATCGAATTNACACGTCANTTTGCTGACCGTATGAATGACAAACGTAACAAACCCGCAATTACTATTGCAGAGTTACAACGTCTATTCAAGAANATGGCACAGAACAAAGGTAAAAAGATTAAAAAGATGGGTAACAGAGAAGCAATCCTCAAGGATATGCAGTCTGACCTGAACCTACCTGTAGTTATTAACTGGAAGAACGGTGAGTTCGAAGTTGTTAACAAAACAATAATGCGTAAGAAAGCATTTAAATCCCCTGACCCAGAACTCAAATATGAGGAAACATGTGGTGCAGGAGAAGAGGGTACTGATAAGTTACTGAAGAAGTACAAGAAAGATACTCCGATGGAAGAAGATGCAGTTGCAAATGCAAAAGAAAGAATCAAATCAGAGAAGGAACGAGACAAGAAGAAACATGATGGACTTCTTGACCGTGCAAGACTTGCCAGAGCTAAAGCAAAAAACTTGGAGACTAAATGAATAAATTTTGTCAACATATAGAAGAAGGTGCATTAGCAGATAAGTCCAAAAAGTCTGGTATCTCTGTTGATACATTAAGAAAGGTTTATAATCGTGGAGTTGCCGCATGGAAGACTGGTCATAGGCCAGGCACTACACCACAACAATGGGGATACGCACGAGTTAATGCGTTCATAGTAAAAAAGAAAAAAGGTGGTCTGAACCACGATAAGGATTTAGTGTAATGAAAACAATAAAACAATTACTTGAAGGGAAAGACTTCGAACCGCATATGATGTATCATCCTGAGACGGGTGCAGAAGAGAAGGCAGAGAAACCTGAAGACCATGAACGTCTGAAGAAGAAGGGTTACACTCACGAGAAACCTGAACTTGATGAAGCCGTAAAGTGGAGTATGGGTGATGGTAAACCACGAGGTGGTTCAAACATAGAAAATGTTCGTTTTTGGGATTTACCAAAAGCATCATTGGAATACATCCAAAAAGATTCAAAGGATGCAATGAAAGCAAATCCTTCCAATAAGAAAAACACACAGGGTAAAGGAAACTACGCTGACCAAATCAATGATGCACAAACTGTTCTTATATGGAGAAAGAAAAACGGCATTAAAGAGTCTGTTGAACTTGAAGAAGCAAATCTTGCACAACTCAAAAAGAAACACAAACGTCATATTGATGCATTCAATAAGCGTAACAAAGATTTACCGTCTAATGTAGAAAAAGAATTAATGAAATTTGCAATGGACAACGATAATATCGGTGATGACCCAGATGATTTCGATGATTGGTTAGTAAAAAACATTGAGGAAGGGTATACAGATGACATACACGAAGAAGCACTAGACCTTTTACATGAGAATTACAGAACTCTTGCACGTAAAGGTATGGGTACTGAGACTAAGGGTTCAATCAAAGTTGGTACAGAAATCGATTTCTACGAGACAGAACGTGGTGATAAGTTACAAGGTAAAATCATTAAGATTACTCCTACTGGATATGTAGTTCAAGCAATGGAACGTGGTAACACTAAGAAGTATACCTTCAAGTGGCATGACCGTACAAAAGCAAAGAAACTTCTTGAAGTAACTTTGTTCATGGAAAACTTCCGTGCAAGACGTGATGCAATGAAAGATATGCCTAAACAAGGAAAAGACTCTGCGGATGATGACATTGAAGCGAATGACGATGACCGTAAAGCTGCATCTAAGAATGTACTAATGCAAATCCGTAAAGCATCTGACCTACCTAAAGGTGGAGCGATTGAGTTTGAAGGTGGTAAGAAAGGTAAGATTTCACAAGACGATGCAAAGAAAATTGCCAAGTTGTTTGACATACTGAAGAAACCATCTGACAAACAAAAGTTCCAGAAAGTAATATCAAAAGACTTGAGAAGTATTCAAGCACTTTTAAAGAGGTTAGGNAAATGAAAGATTTAGCAACNTTCATGGAAGCAAAGAAGATGAAAGGACTCTCTTTATATGGGTCTGAAGTATCGAATATAAGAGCGAAAGATGGTAAATTGTATAGTGCAAAACCAGTAATTATGGGTGGTAAATTAGCGTATAGAGTTGAAGATGAATTTGGTGCATTTGATACCCTTCCATTAAAAAAATTCGCAGCTAAGTTTGGTTAGATGAAAAAGTTCAGTACATTCTCCACAATCTATGAAGAAGAAAAACGTCTTCATGAACTTGAAGAAAAGAGTATGTTAGTTACTGGAGATGACCACGCCCTAGATATAGTTCTAGGAGACTTAAAAAAGAAAATGCAAAATAACATTCGTCATAACAAAATGGACTTTGTGAATGGTATTGCAAAGTTTGTAAGATATAAATTNGATAAGACCAAACAACAAAAGGGTAGAGTGGCACTAGTGCCGATTAAATAATATGCCTAGAAATTATAAAAAGGAATATGAGAATTATCATTCTCGCCCTGACCAAAAGAAAAGACGTGCTGCACGTAATGCCGCTCGTAAAATGTTAAAGGGAAGAAAAGAACTTACAGATGAGAAAGATGTTCATCATAAGGACAATGACCCATTAAATAATGACAAATCTAATCTCTCTATTGTATCACAAAAGTATAACAGAAGAGAACCTAGATTGAGGACAGAAATGAAGACATTCGGAGACCACTGTAAATGTGGACAAGAATCTGGATTAGTAGAGAGTAATCTTTACAGAGTAGGTTCAGAAGCGTATTTTAAATACTGGAGAGACATTCGAGAAGAGTGGGAAAANGGTAACGTAATGATTGAACCACACGAAGTGGAAATCATGGAAGGTGACCTTGGTAAATTCGCACGTTTTAATAATGAGAATGTTGCACTAGATTGTATCTTCGAAGAGGAGAAACAACCAGAACTAAACAAACCAAAAGCGGGTGGGNCAAAGAAATACTATGTGTATGTCAAAGACCCCTCTTCTGGTAATATCAAAAAAGTATCTTGGGGTGACACCACTGGACTCAAAGTCAAGTTGAATGACCCGAAGGCACGTAAGTCATTTGCCGCAAGACATGATTGTGCAAATAAGACAGACAAAACAAAAGCGGGATACTGGGCATGTAGATTGCCTAGATATGCTAAACAATTAGGATTGAGTGGTGGAGGAAATTTCTTTTGGTAAAACCTTATACTGAGTTGAAGTGTAGTAATGGTAAGATAAGGGTTTTTAGGGAAAATGTCAAAGAAGAAGATTTAATCTGGCACAGAGATTTAAAAGATAGAAGTGTACATGTACTGGAAGGTCATGGATGGTGTTTACAGAAGGATAACGAAGTACCACTTGACTTGTTAGAAGGACATAGTTACAGTATACAGAAGATGGAATATCACCGAGTTGTTAAAGGCACAGGTGATTTGGTGATTAGAATATATGAAAGTACTTAATGTAATTTATCGTGGTGGCGGTGGTGGAGAGTTTTTTGGTGGGTTGTTGCAAGAACTAAAAGAGATTGCATCTAAACCAGTAGAACAAAACCCCGATACAGAAAGATGGTTTTTGAAAAGGGAAGATTACCAGTCACATGAAATAGAAGTGACTAGAGGGAATCCCAGAGAAGTTCAGAAACCAGAATGGAACAAAGACCTATGGAATGTTAGATTAGACCATGGGTATGGTTTTCCAATCAACCAAGAGTTCTGGACAGACTATTGTTGGAACGACTGGGAAGAGACGAAGACTATTGTATTTCTCTCAAAGACTAGAAGAAGTCTAGACTATACACAGACACTCGCAAAGTGTAAGTTGGTAAGAGAGGAAGACCGTGAAGCGGGTATGAACATGATTCAAGACGGAATTCTTGCTCATGAACAGTTTTGGAATAGACCATGGGAATCACAAGCAGAGATGTTTGAGATGTGGATGGATACAATACCCACGGAAGAAGACTTTTTGTTAGTTGACCCTTGTGAGTTATTTTTCAATAACAAGGAAGATACTAAGAAAGAATTAAAAAGAGTCAGTGAATATCTAGGTATGAAAGTACCAAGTAACTGGCAAAATAAGATAGAAAGTTATAGAGTTAGAAATCAAACTCTTATAAATAACACTATAACTTGATTAATGGGAACGAATAGATGAGAGCAGAAACACAAGCGACCAAACTTGCACGTATAGAATCAGATTCTATGGCAAGATTTGACCGTATAGAAANCAAGATAGACAAACTTGCAGAAGCGTTGATTGCCCTCGCACGTGTCGAAGAGAANATGATGTCAGTAGAAATCAATAACAACAATAACTTCGAGCGTATGAATAGATTCTCAAACAAGTTAGACGAAATAGAAAAAAAGGTTGATGCCAATGCACATACAGTTGCAATCATTAACAAAGTAGTTTATTTAATAAGTGCTGCGATAATCGCCAGTGCAATAAAATTCTTTTGGATGTAGGAGAACAACATGAGAACTAAAGATATGAAATCACTATCGGATGCCTACAGACAAGTCATTCTTGGTGAAAGCGTAGAAATTGACGAAGCACGTCAAATGAAAGACCCTAAGAAAGACTCTATGGTCTCTAAGGGTGGTAAGACAATCGTAATCGATAAGTCAAAAGAGAAGGAATACCTGAAAAAAGGTTGGCAACTCGCAGAGAAGAAACTTGACCCTGTCGATGACAAAGCAAACGACAAGAAATTCAAAAACCGTAAAGATAAAGACATCGATAACGATGGTGACGTTGATTCATCTGACGAATATCTACACAAGAGACGTGCCGCAACTGACGATGCGATTGATGGTGGTAAGAAACCCGCAAAGAACGCCAAAGCAAAAGAAGAAGGTAACGCATTTACTAAAGCACTTAATGCTGCAAAACAAAACGGTGATAAAACCTTTGTTGTTTCGGGTAAGAAGTATTCTGTAACTACAAAAGAAGAAGTTGAAGACGAAGACGAACCTAAGAAAAAGAATCCATTCGCCAAGAAGAAAGACGGTGACGAAGATAAAGTAAAAGATTCTGAAGACAAAGGTGAAGAAGAGTCCGATGACGAAGANGAAGATAAGAAAGANGTNCCTAAAGTAGTTGGTAAGAAAGATGACAAGAAGAAAGTTGCATCTAATGCCAAGACTGCGGAAATCTCTAAGATTGGTGAAAGTACTACTAACGAAGAAATCAAAGGACTAGCTGACGCAATCACAGACCTACACATGATGTGGGAATCTGCTGCAAAGAAAAGTGTTAAAGGTGCTACTGATAATGGTGAAGAGATTGACTCTACACAGTCTTCAAAGGAAAAGGAATTCACTTCTGCTCATAAGGGTAAATCTGACAAGAAAATTGAAAACGGTATAGAGGATGCAAAAGCAAAATCTAAGTCTGCCGAAGATGCAACTAAAGCATCATCTGGTAAACGTCCTCAAGACAATGCAGTAGGTGACAAGAACGTTGTTAAGTCTACTCAAATCAAAGAAGGTGCTGTAGTAGTTGACACATCAACTCAAGAAGGTTCTGTATCACTAGTTGATATGGCAAGGGCACAACTTGCGGGTAAAAATCCTTTCCCTGAAAAGAAAGAAAAGAATCCACATGATGCCAGAACTACTGAGGCAAAAGCGTTCTTACAAAGAATGGCTAAGAACAGAGGAGTTTCCTAATGATTGTATTACAAGGTACTCAAGCTGCATGTGGTACAACCACTGGTGCAGCATCAACTTTCGGTGACGCAAGTGCAGTAAGACTATTTAATAGTGGTACTACAATTCGTCTAATTACGTTAGAAAAGGCAGATGGTACTGATATAGGTACTATCTCCTTAAACGCAAAAGCGGAGATAACATTACGTAAATCTCCCACTGATAAAATATTCGCTGCAAATGCCGAAGTACTTGGTGTCGCAGTCGGATTTTCATATTAAACAAGAAGGTAATTATTATGACAATTAAAGCTCCCGCATGGTGCGAAAACGCAGTTCCAACTGCAAATGGTTGGGAAGACCCTACTACAGGTGAATTGTATTCATCTGGTGGATTTTCTCCAGAACAAATCGCAGTATTTCACGGACAACCAGTACCACCCAAAGTATTGACTGAAGCACCCCCAAAGAATGATTTTGTTAAGACACCTCAAGTATTGACTGAAGCACCTATTGGTGGTAAGTCTCTAGAAGAGATGACTAAGGTTCAGTTAGAAGCACTTGGTCGCCAACACGGTATTGAACTAGACCGTAGGTTACACAAAGAAACTCTTATAGAGCAAATATCTGACGTACTAGACAAGTAGACTCGTATGAATCTGCTAAAAAAAGCGAACGAATACATCGTAGGAAACAGTGGATACGGAATTATAGGTCTGTTCTACTTATGTGTTGCGGTGGTTGGATATGATTTAGCNNTCAATCAGAACTGGTCATTGTTATGGTGGTATCCTGTAGGAACTGTCATAATGTTAGTACTCAGTTCTGCATTCTATCATCGTGCAATCGCACATCCTACATGGAAATGTCCAAACTGGTTGAGATATCCTTTAACGTTTATCTCTACTGGTCTTGGATTAGGTGCAGTCATCCCTTGGGTTGCAACCCATAGGCAACACCATTATCATTCAGAAGAAGAAGGTGACCCACACGGGCCTCAGTATTCTCTTCAACACAATCTGAATATCTATCTTACTAAACCAAACTTTATGTATGTCAGAGACATACTGAGAGACCCCCTGTATGTTGCACAACTAAAATACTTTTGGTTATGGGCAGCAATTACTATTGGTCTCTTTAGTGCAATGTTTGGATTTGTTGAATGGGCATTTGTATATGTTACCATGATTGTACACCAAGTGTTCTTGTTGTATGTTGGTCATATCAGATGGATTCCCCAGAATGGGTGGAAAGGACATTTCCTTGGACTCATTTATTCCCCTGAAATTTATCATCTTAAACATCATGACAAACCCATGAATGCGAGACTTGGTAAAGTCGATTTACCTTATTTATTATTAATCAAGTGGTTCAAACACAATGGTGTTAAATAGAAATTTAATTCACTCCGACTTTATATTATACCCACATAGAATAAAACGAGAAGACTTCTTTGTAAGAATTGACTTAGCAAAGAGTTACCTCTTGTCACGTTTTAAACAGGGTATGCATATAACTATTGGATGTACCAACAACGATGTAAAATCCCTTGCGTTCATATTCGCATGTTTTGAACTTGGTATTACAATAAAGATAATGAGTGAACCTTTCTTTTGTGGCCCTGAGTTTGACCCAGAACGTTTCGAACATCTCTTGACATTGTTGGAAGACTATAGTACAATAGACGGAGAATGGATACTTGATGGTATGGTCAACGATAGAGATGACCCTATACTAGGTGGTAAGATAGGGGCGACCAAAAGAGATATTTTCGGAAGTTCATTTCAGAAGTTGATTAACGAAATGCATATACCAAACTATTATATGGGTGACTATGAATTCGCAAGTCCTTTGGTACATTTCAAAGAACATCATATAGAATCAACCGATAATGCAACATCCTATTTTGCGGGTGGAGACTGGTTAAGTGTTCCCCCAATAGAGTTTAAGACTCATGAGTATATCTTAGATAAGGTCGAAAGTCAACACATATCTTTTGAAAACAAGGTTGTTGGATTAACAAAGAACATACATCATGATAACGCACTAGAAAGATTGATACTACCCGCATTGATGCAAAGTAGTAAACTCGTTGATTTTCAGATTCCTGACGAAGACTATGGTGGATTCTTTATTACAAACGATAAGATAAGTGCAGAAAAATTGTTTGAGTATACCTTGGTATTTGGACATAGAGTTATTGATGTATTTGGAATTGACATTATAATGGCACCCTCAGACGATACATTGTGGAAGTTTCTTGATTATAGGGCAAAATCTGGACAAAACTTTAACAAGACCTTAGAAATTATACTTCATGATGAGATTACCGATAAACATANAGAGTGGGAATCAAAATTGGATGTCAAGTTTCTGATATAATTTATATACATACCTACATGATGAAACTTACAAAAGAGAATCTTACGATATATGCTGCTCAGCATTATCATAACCCACGCTGTATTGATTCCGAAGAATTCTTTGAAGATTTAAAGAAATTTAAATACATCAAACGATTACTTAATAGGTATCGTGATACAGACATTTTATCCGAACGACTCATACTCAATCATCTTATTGTAATATTCAATGTGTTTGGTTTTGAAGCGGGTCTTAATATCTTAGAACTCAAAATAGAACTCGAACACTGGGGTGTCCTAAAGCCGTTCTTAATATTCCTCAAGGCAATTAAGAATACTGAATATACTAATATTGAAATGGACGTTAACGTAGTTGAGGCACTAAGAAAAATAGCACAAGAATAGGGTAGTCATGGAACANCAAATTGACCGATGTGGTGACTGTCATTCCTGTTGTAAATCCTTTGGGTGGATAGATGACAATCAAATAAAACTAATTGACTTAGACATTCAATACGAATGGGACAGATGTAACAAACTTTGTGATAACAATAGATGTACAATATACAGTACAAGACCACAGTCATGTAATGACTTCGAATGTCTTTATGTGGAGTCTGACCTACCTGAAGAGTATCTTCCTGATACAATAGGGTTTGTTACTAATCTACGATATGACGAGAAAGGACATTTTTTAAATATCGTCCCCAATGAGTCTGGTAAGACTGGTGCAACTCCCGAAGAATTTTGGACAAACAACTATGAAAATATTCATGTTATGAAAACAACAGCAGAAGAAGTATGGGCAGTTCCAGTATACGCTATTAACATAGCAACCGCATCTGGTTCGGAGACGTTTTTTGTCTAATATTGTTCCTACAGAATCCAAGTGTGGTGACTGTACTGTCTGTTGTGAAATCATGGGGTATACTGGTCTATGGAAGAGTGCAGACAGATATGATGAAGCAGAGTTCTATGGTGTAAATTACGGTGCATGGAGTACCTGTAATAAACTATGCGACACAGGTTGTTCTATCCAAGAAGATAAACCAAGGATATGTGATGAGTTCTTTTGTTCATATGTAGAACATGACTTAGAAGATAAATATAGACCAAAGGACTTTGGTTTTGTTGCACACATACAGAAGTGGGATGGTATAGTGGGTATCTTGTCAATGGATAAGACATTACCACCAGAGATTCAATACAATAACAACAAGCAAAAACTAGATGACCTAGTTGAAGAGATACTTGTAAGTGAAGGTAGACAACTACGAGTAGAGTTACATACCAAACAGGGAACACTAAGACTACGATGAGATTCTTTATTTGTAAGGACAATACGAAGTTCAAGAAACATAACTACACACAATATGGTCAATGGTCTTATTACCATGACGAACTGGTAAATGTGTGGGAAGGGTCAGACTACATTGTTATATATTCTGGTTACCTTATTGAAGGTGACATCGAAGATGCATGTGAACGTTGGAGTTTCGATGTGGAGAACGGAAACTTCTTTGCAATCAAACTGACCAAAGACAAGTTTGAAATATCGGTTGACTACTTCCAAAACCATAAGATATTCCTCGCACGTAAGTACGGTACAGAGATTAGTAACTATCTACCGTTCATGACATGTAGTAAAGATGATATCACCAGTGGCTACTTGGAGTATGGTCAGAAAGACCCACAGTCACGTGAGTTCAGTGCGGAAGAGAACACAACATTCTTTGACCATATTAACTCATTCATTCCATCCTATGATTACGTAGGTGATTGTAAGACGGCATTGAAAGAAGAGTTCTGGACTAACCCCGATGCACTTGCAGATTACATACACAAATGTATGACCCAACACGCCAATCTAATTAGGTCTCGTTATAAGAACAGGTTTATCTCTCTGAGTGAGGGAATCGACTCCGCAGTTCAATCACAGTACTTCTACCGTGACCCACAATATTGTTATACAATGTTACCTTGTCATGCAGGAGAGGATGGGTTAGAATATAAAAAAATTCAAGCAGCAAAGTTTCCTAATGTGTCATTTGAAACCTTTGATACCAACAAAGCAATCGAAAATACACTACAGTATCTAAAAGATGGGTCTACCAGATGGGCATCCATTCTACCTACAATGAAACAGGTTGCTGATTGTGAAGTCAAACCAGACATTGTTATGTACGGAGTCAACGGAGATGAGATGTTCTTCCGTGATTTGATTCCACATCTACACATGTTGATGGTAGAATACAAGGGTGAACGACATATAGAAGCTGCGATTCAGAATAATATAGATGAGAAGACGCATCATTATGGTGCAACCTATACACTGGGTACACATAAGACTACACAGACCTATCTAGACGAATGGTTCGAAGAGTGGATTAAACCAGAGATTGACTGGGAGAATGCAGAGTACAACATGTTAAAACTTCTGACACCAAAATTATACACTCGTTCTATCAGCACCAACAACGATGTACTTACTGCATCTCTATATAATGATAGAAGGATATATCATGAGGTCTTTAAGACACCTAAGAGTTTCCTATTGGGTGACTCTATGGACTCGCCTATACAGAGAAAGATACTGTCCAAGTTTAACTTTGAGTGTGAGACACCACACAAAGACCAGTTATATGCAGTGTACGAAGGTATCTTTTACAACATTTATCGTGCAACTGTTTTAAGAGATATCTCACAAAACATATAAGTAAAAGAATTTTCGAGTATAAATAGAACTATGGGATTATTAAAAACAGCAGCAGACTTAGTATACACGATTCGGTTCTTGAAACTGTTGGTCACTCCGATTGAGAAGACCGATGCATACAAGAAGGGTATCATTGATATCGATGGTAAGAAACGAAAGGAATTCAATACGAACAGTACGGATGACCGTGAAGCATATCGTTCTCATTACACACCATTTCACCGACTTGTATTTAACCTCAAAAAGATTATGGCGAAAGCGCCTGGCGGTTCATCCGTGGTCGCACGTTATGGTGCTGCACTTGCACTCATAAAAGAACATGGTCAATTGACTGATTATCGTATTATGCAGATTCACGAAGAGACGGGGATTGATATTCTTGACTGTCTTGCAGAGGATTCTCAGTGGTTCGTCATAGAAGATAAACAACTGTCGCCAGGAATTTACCGAATCAAACATGATACCATGAACGCTATGTGTGAAGAAGTTGTTCACAAAGACGATAAAATACGAGTAGACGAAGACGCAATGCCTGTTGATGAGATTCTNGGTATTGATATCTACAAAGGAATACACCTTGCNTCAAGGAGTTATGTGTATTTCACAACTGGGGAGATTACCCGATGAAAAAGTTTAAAGATTTTCAAGAAGACATGACAACCACTGCCGTTGCTGGCGCTGGCGATGATAGTGAGACTGTCCCTGTCTATTTGAAAAAGAAGAAGAAGAAGAAACCTGTAGTCGTTGATAGGTTTAAAGAAATGAGACAACGTTGGAGTAAATAATGCTAAGTGGATTATTAGGTAGTGTGCTAGGTTTCGGGGGTTCAGTTGTTCCCGCAATCACAGACCACTTTAAACAAAAGTCAAACAACAAGTTCGAACTCGAAAAGATGGAGAAGATGGCAGAACTGCGAGCAGCAGGGTTTGACCATGAAGTCCGTACATACGAGATTCAAGCAGATGATAAAGAACATGACAGATTGATTCAACATGACATCTCAATTAACCAAGGTACTGGTATTATTGCGGGTCTACAGAAGTCTGTACGTCCTGTAATCACATACTGTTTCTTTGGACTGTTTTGTGCAATTGAGATTACCCTTCTAAGAGAAGCCCTGAATAGTGGACTCCCACTTGCAGACTCTCTTGGACTATTATGGGACGGTGACACCAAGGCAATTTTTGCCGCTATCATCTCATTCTGGTTCGGTTCTCGTGCAATAGACAAAGCACGAAAATAAATAAAAATAAGTCTTGACATTTAACCCTTAATTGGGTATAATACATTAACTGAAAATACTCAGGGGTATATATATTATTACCCCCTGAAAAACTATACTCTATGGAAAAGTAAAATGCCCGTCAAAATTGATAAAAAGAAAGATGCCCTACTAGAAGAATATGCAGTGGGAATGTTAAAAGATTTTTACTTACGTGATTATGAAAAGAGTCCTCAAGAAGGATTCAGACGAGCAGCAGAAGCTTGGTCAAAGTATAGAGAAGAGATGGACGATGAACTCGCCCAACGTCTCTATGACTACGTAAGTAATAAATGGTTTATGTTCGCCTCTCCTGTGCTATCGAATGCACCCAACGGAGAATCTAAGAAAAATAAAGGGATGCCTATCTCTTGTTTCTTAACCTATGTTCCAGATACCCTTGAAGGATTAATCGGTCACTCATCTGAGTTGAGATGGTTGTCTGTCTACGGTGGTGGTGTAGGTGGTCATTGGTCAGATGTAAGAACTGTATCAGACATAGCGCCTGGCCCGATTCCATTCTTACATACTGTTGATGCAGATATGATTGCGTATAGACAGGGTAAGACCCGTAAAGGTTCTTATGCTGCGTATATGGATATATCGCATCCCGATATTATAGAGTTTATGAACATGCGTATACCTACAGGTGACGTACAACGTAAAGCATTGAACCTACACAATGCAATCAATATCTCCGATGAATTCATGAATGCGGTAATGTCAAATGATACGTTTGACCTCCGTGACCCCAAAGACGGTACAGTAAAAGAAAGTATAGATGCACGTAAGTTATGGGAACGTCTAATAGAGATTCGTTTCCGTACTGGTGAACCATACTTGAACTTCATTGATACCGCAAATGCGGACTTACCTCAACCTCTGAAAGACAGGGGTCTGAAGATTCATGGGTCAAACCTATGTAACGAAATTCACTTACCAACAAATGAAGATAGGACTGCGGTATGTTGTTTGTCTTCTCTAAATTTGGAGTATTATGATGACTGGAAAGACACAACAATTGTTCGTGATATTACTAGGATGCTTGACAATGTCTTGCAGTACTTCATTGAACACGCCCCCGATACAATTACACGAGCAAAATACTCTGCTGAAAGAGAACGAAGTATTGGTATTGGAGCAATGGGATTCCATTCCCTCTTACAAAGACACGGAGTTGCATGGGAGTCTGAAGCTGCACGAGAAATTAACCGTACAGTATTCGCACACATTAAATCAGAAGCAGTACTAGAAACAGAATTACTTGCAACAGAACGTGGTTCATATCCAGATGGAGAAGATTCTGGACGTAGAAACTCTCACTTACTTGCTATTGCCCCGAATGCATCATCTGGTGTAATCTTAGCAACAAGTCCATCCATTGAACCGTTAAAGGCAAACGCATATACACACAGAACACGTGCGGGTTCTTTCTTAGTTAAAAACAAATATCTTGGTAGATTATTAGATGAGAAGGGTGAGAACAACAAATCTATCTGGACATCTATTATAACTAAAAAAGGGTCTGTTCAACATCTTCCATTCCTCACAGAAGGAGAGAAGTCAATCTTTAGGACTGCGGCTGAACTTGACCAAGAGTGGATTGTTACTCATGCGGCAGAACGTCAAGAGTATATTTGTCAAGGTCAGTCAGTAAATCTGTTCTTCCCTAGTGGTTGTGAAAAGTCTTATGTAAATAAAGTCCACCTTAAAGCGTGGAGTGAAGGACTCAAGGGTCTATACTACCTAAGAACTGAGTCAAAACAAAGAGCAGAAAATGTATCTGAGAAAGTGGAACGTGTTGCACTGTCTGGTGACATGCGTAGTATAGTCTACAGCAAATCAGATTGTCCTTTCTGTTCAATGGCAATGGAAGAACTGAAACTAAGAGGAATACCATTTGATAAAATTGACCTCAAAGAAATAGGTAAAACAGCGGCAGAAGTAACAGGAAGAAAAGTGAAGACTGTTCCGCAAATATACATCGAAGGTGAATATGTCGGTGGGTATGAAGACTTAATGGAACACTTAAATAAACCAGTAGAAACAAACGAAGACGATGAATGTCGTGCTTGCGAGGGATAATAAATGGCATTATTAGAATTTAGTAAAACGTATAAACCTTTCCTCTACCCTTGGGCGGTGGAATTAACAAAGAAACATGAAGAGGTTCATTGGGTCGAAGATGAAGCGGAACTATCCGAAGACATCCAAGACTGGAGAACCAAATTATCTGTCGAAGAAAAGGAATTCATTACACAAGTACTACGTCTGTTCACACAGAGTGACGTACAGGTAGGAGAAAACTACCACGAGTTATTGATTCCTAAGTTTAAGAACAACGAAGTCCGCAACATGTTGTCTTCATTTGCAAACCGTGAAGGTGTACACCAACGTGCATACGCATTGTTGAATGATACTCTGGGATTACCAGACGAAGAACATTCTGCGTTCATGGAATACAAGGAGATGGCAGATAAGATTGACTTCATGAAAGAGGGTGATATTAATACCCAAACGGGTCTTGCACTTGTACTTGCACAATCTGTATTCAATGAAGGTATGTCATTGTTCGCATCATTTGTAATGTTGTTGAACTTCCAACGTTTTGGTAAGATGAAGGGTATGGGAACAATTGTTGAGTGGTCTATCAGAGATGAGACTATTCACGTACAGGGTAACGCAAAGTTATTCCGTGAGTTCACATCCGAACATCCACGTATTGTAAACGATGAGTTGAAGTCTAAAATCTATCAGATGGCACGTAATGCCGTTAAGTTAGAAGACCGATTCATTACACTTGCATATAAGTCTGGTGATATAGAAGGTCTATCTGAGGCAGATGTTAAACAATACATCCGTCACATTGCAGACCGTAGATTACTACAACTAGGTATGAAACCTAAGTTTGGAGTAAAGGATAATCCACTACCTTGGTTAGACTGGGTATTAAATGGTGCATCCCACGATAACTTCTTCGAGAAACGAGTTACTGAATATTCCGTTAATGGAATGGAAGGTGACTGGGGTTGGACAGAAGAACCAGAGAGTTGCGGGTTGGATGGCAATGCGACAAGTGTTGCCTAGTGGAAGAAGACGAAACATATCTTTTAGAATGTTCTCTTTGTGAAACTGAGGTCGAAGTCCTAGTCAAAGACAGTGAGGAAGAACCTCATTATTGTCCTATGTGTGGGGTATCCATAGAATAGTTATATATATCCGTATGTGGATATACGAAGATAATGAGTTCGAACCCGAAGATGAATTCTTGGAACAATACCAAGGATTCGTCTACTGTCTAACTGAGTTAAGTACTGGTAAAAAGTATATTGGTAAGAAATTCTTCTGGAAACCCAAGATACTCCCTGTCACAAAAACAAGGAAAAGACGCAAACGAACGAGAGTCCAATCGGACTGGCGGACGTACTATGGTTCGTCTGAGAAGGTAAAAACACTGTATGAAGGGGGTCAGGACTTCCGTAGAGACGTTCTAAGACTCTGCCGTACAAAAGGTGAGTGTTCATACTACGAAGCGAAACTACAATTTGAATATGATGTTTTGTTGAGTGATGAGTACTATAATGAATTTATAGGTTGTAAGATACATGCAAAACATATTAAGTCGTGATGCAATTTCTCATGGTCGAGGATTTATCTTTGATGATGTTGGAAAAGATGTCATATGTAGAGAAATAAACAAGATTAAAAACCTGTTGTTAGAGATAGGTGCAAAAAAAGGTGACCCCGTAACTATCAATATTATGGTAGTTAATATACGTCATGTCGCTGCCATATTTGCATGTGCAGAATTGGGACTGCCATTAATTATCCTCAACAGTCCTGCAACAAGAGAAACTCTCCCGTTTACTAAATTAGCACTCCATGGCCCAAGTAAGTGGCACATCTTTGATTCCAACGAACCCACCCACCTTGTTTATGATGGTCTTCACGATGAGATGATAAAACTATATGGTGGAAGAGGAATTGACATACATGATGGATATAACACGAATGATATAATTGGTGAAAATGTACTACCGACTGACACATTCCTAATAAGTTCTACAAGTGGAACAACCAAAGCGTCTAGACCTGTAACGTTTTCACACAAAGAAACTATGGCGATTGCTAAACGAAATATAAATGTGTTTTGGTTTGGACACGATGCAAAGGTTATCCATTCGAGAAACCTACACCATGCATCCGCATTATTGACCCACCTACTACCCGCACTTATGAATGCATACTCACACAGTTCTTTTGCACTGGGTCATGATGGGACACATGAAGAAGACAGTAATTATCTAAAGGGTCTTAAAGATTTACGTGATAATCCCCCATCTAATATAATGATGCCTAATAAGAACGTACTCTTTGATTTCTTAGAGACGTTTGCAGGGCCGTTCATAAGAACCGTTAATATCAATATGTGTGGATTCTTAATGGATGCAGATTTTGTTGACCTTGCAAGAGAATACAATGTTTGTTTTCAGTCACATTACGGTAGTATTGATACCGCAATCCCTCTTTTAATAAACCGTGTAGACAAAGACACATTTTATATTCCTAATTCATTAGGAGTACTATGTGATGACTTTTACGAGACAACCCTTGAGAATGGACGTATGAAGGTAGAACACCCCATGTGGGATGCACCAAGGTATATGGACGATAGGTTAGAGTTATTTGACGGAGAATACATTCTAAAAAGTGACCGTCCAATATGCCTAAAAGAGATGGGTGTACCAGAAGGATTTGATTTGACTCCATTTTCCCACGATACTAAAATTGACTTTGAACAATTGAGAGGATACTTAGATGTTACTAGTCGCAGGGTGTAGTTTTGCTTGGGGAGACGAATTAGTCGGTTCTCGAAACAATCCACCAACTCACCAAGACTTAGTGTTTGGTAGTATATTATCAAAGAAGTTAGATTTAGAATATATTAATATAGCTGCATGTGGTAATTGTAACTATAAGATATTTCGTGACATTATGAGTAATCTCCATCTAAATCCTAGTCACATCTTTGTCTTGTGGTCTGACCCTCTAAGAAAAGAACAACTATTAGAAATACCAAATCACGATAGAAACAAATTAAAGGTTTATACTAAACTATCCATGACCCAATGGCACGAGAATCGATTCGAAGACCTTGAACTCTCTATGAGTAAGGATGTTGCATATGAATGGTCAAGACATCATACCTTTAATGAATTAACCTCATTTGAAAGAACGGAAAACGCAATCAGTGCCTATGGTACGGGTTTGTTAACTGGATTCACTCACCTATTACCTCAAATGATTGCATTGCAACATATGTGTGACGGTATGGGAATTAAGATTATACAAGGTATATTTCATCAAGAAATTCGACAAGAAGTGTTCCGATATATTAAAAAAATAAGAATGTCACGGTTCAATTCCAGTAATCAACTCAAACAATGGGCAAACTGGGCAGAAGACTCCTTAGACTCATTGAGACCAGAGTGTAAACTAGGGTTAGTTGAAGGTGATACATGTCTAAAGACTATAATGGAAGACAGACCCATGAAGAAATACGGTCATCCAGACGAACAAGCACACACAGACTACGCAGATTATCTCTATCCTATCGTAAAAAAACTTTAAAAAAAGCTTGACAAACCCTGCTCTTGTTGTTATAATAAGTATATAAAATGAGAAAAGGGAAAGAAAATGTTTAAAGAACTTCAAGAATTCGGTGACTATGTCAATAGTTTCTATGGTCAAGGTGGTATCTATGCCAAGTCTGACTACGCAACCGTCCAACAAATCGAGACTGCAATTATGACTTATATGTCAAGGTTGACTGATTCAGTCACTTGGGGTGGCGGTGACAGTCTGGACAGAGAAAGAGTTTCTGTCATTCTGACTGACGAATTAAATGTTAAACTTTATTGAAAAAAGGCTTGACAAACCCTGTAAACCTTGTTATAATAATAACATAAACTAAAGAAAGGAAAGAAATTATGGCGTATGTATCTCAAGAAGAAAAGAAAACCCTTGCTGTTGAAATCAAGAAAGTCTGTAAAAAGTATGGATTTAAAGTGAGTTTAGGTGTCAGACATCATAGTACTCTCGTTGCGAAAGTGAAGGGTGCAAGACAAGTTTTAGAGGGATACTGTGCAGAACAGATGACCCCTCAAAAAGTACAGAAGAGGGAGTTTTACGGTTATAAGTTCAACCCTGCGACTGTTCTAGAAGAGTCTGCGAAGTGGGGTCACGATGTGAACCTTCACTGGTTGGAAGAAAACTACTGTCCTACTGGAGTTAAGTTCTTACAGGAACTAAAGTCTGCGATGGAAGGGCCTGACTTTTTCGATGAAAGCGATGCAATGACTGACTACTTTCACAGAAGTCACTACATTGACGTTAGATTATTTGCATAAGGAAAAGATATGGGAATGTTAGAAGAATACTTTGAATTTTTAGATGACTTGAGAGAGTCTGGTGAAATCAACATGTTTGGTGCCGCAAAGGTACTACAAGAAACGTTTGGTTTGGTCAAATATGAATCAAGAGACATCGTCTCTGCGTGGATGGAACAATTTTAAATGAGTTATATATAATATTAAGGAAACAATTTCATGATTACACGTGAAGAAATTGAACAAAAAGCAACTGGAATCAAAGGAATGATTGCGGGTGCGGAAAAGCTACTTGTGGCTTCACAAGAAACTGGTAATGAAGAAGGTGTCGCTGCTGCGACATATCTAGTCGTTGAATATGAACAAATGTTGAAAGAATTTTGTAAATATTATAACATCTAGAGAATCTTTTTCATATATATAATATTAAGAGGAAAATATGCAGAAAGAAGTATTCGAAATCTTTGAAGATTTCACGAAACTCAAACAACGGAAAGACAAAGTAGCTTTCCTAAAAGAACAAGGGACATTGTACCCTGCCGTTAAAGACGTAGTCCGTGGTGCATTCGACCCCCGACTAAAGTTCGTCTTACCCGAAGGAAAACCACCTTACTCCCCAAACAGACCTGAGTCTGTACCATCATCACTGAGAAAACTGCACAAACAGTTCGGTGACTATGTGGAAGGTGCAAGGTCATCCGCAATGGGTAAAATCAAACGAGAAACAAGATTCATTCAACTATTAGAGAGTATCCATGCAGAGGATGCCCTAATCGTATTGGATATGGTGGCAAAGAAACCACCTGTTAAAGGATTGACGAAAAAGATAGTAGAGGAGGCATTCCCGAACCTATTGTCTTAGTACTTTGTTATGTTGTTACGCTAAACTCACAACAACAACCCGTAAGGAGCAAATATGCCAAGAAACCAAATAGAACGTTTAAAGAATGATAGTCGAGAACTTGATAACTACATCCACCGTCTCAAGAAGAAGGGAAGAGACAACCTTGCTCATAAGTTATCGATTAAAAAATCATTCTTAAATCAGACTATTACCGAGTACGAAAATTTGGACACTCAAATTCTAGCATAAAAAAGGTAGGTGGTTAAATCTCGTGGGGGGTGCGTAATGCACCCTCAACGTCAATGGAATTATTATTATGATAACAATGCTAAAATCCAAAATCCACGGTGCTACAGTCACGCAATGTGACTTACATTATGAAGGTTCAATCAAAATTGACCGCAACTGGATGAAAAAAGTCGGTATACTCCCCAACGAACAAGTAGATGTTGTCAACCTAAGTACAGGTGGACGATGGACAACCTATGCAATTGAAGGTTCTGTTGCAGAGATAGGTGTCAATGGTGCGGGTGCAAGACTTGCCGTAGAAGGTGACGAATTAATCATCATGGCGTATTCTTTAATGTCCCCGTTAAAAGCGAAATGGTTAACCCCAAAAATACTTATCCCAAAGGATTTATAATGCCTCTATATACAATCGTAAATAAAAAAACTAAGAGAACACAAACAATGATGTGTTCTTACGTTTCTCTTGAAGAAAAGTTGAAAGAACTAGGAGATGAGTGGAGTCAAGAAATTGGTGCTCCTGCCATAGTATCTACAACTGGTAATGTTGTTAACAAAACAAGTAGTGATTGGAAGAATCACTTGTCAAATATTCAGAAAGGTGCGGGTAGAGGGAGTAATATCAAGACATGACAATGAAGCGTCTCAAGATAGACCATTTACATACATACGATGCAATAACATCTAATCAACAAATTGCATACGAAGCATTCAAAGACGGAGACCATCTGGTTCTCTGTGGTTCTGCGGGTACTGGTAAAACCTTTGTTGGTATGTACCTTGCACTACAGGATGTCCTTGATAAGTCGTATGACCAAGAGAAACTTGTCATTGTAAGAAGTGTTGTTCCTACCAGAGAGATGGGTTTTTTGCCTGGCAGTGTTGAAGAAAAGATTGCTACCTATGTTGCACCCTATAAATCAATTGCAACCGAACTCTTTAATGAGAAGATGGCATATGAGAATCTAGAACAACAAGGAATTATTGAGTTTGTATCAACATCGTTTATACGTGGTACAACTCTAGATAACTGTATAGTGTTGGTTGATGAGATGCAGAATCTCACCTTCCATGAACTAGACAGTATCATTACAAGGGTGGGTAAGAATAGTCGTATTATCTTCTCTGGTGATTATTATCAGTCTGACCTGAAGTCCAGTTCAGATAAAAAAGGTATCCTTGACTTCATGAATATCATGGAAGTCATGAATCACTTTACAACCGTAGAATTTGGATGGGCAGATATCGTCCGTTCAGACTTTGTTAGAGACTATATAATGACAAAGGAAATGGTGGAACGTGGAAACATCAAGTGATAGACTGCATTGAAACTGACCAATTTACACTAGGTATTCTGGGAAGGTCTGGTACAAGAAGTTATGCAAATTACATAACAAGATACTATTTTGATTATACGTTTGAACTTGTTAAGGATGTTCATCTAGGAAGAGCGACTAAAGTTTTAGAAGATAGACCTTCAATATTTCATCATCTTTATTCCGTTATAACACCAGAAGAATTTAATACGATTGATAATAAAATTCAGGTTGTTCGTGAACCTATTGCAAGAGCAGAAAGTGGAGTTCGGATTCAATACGAACCAGTGTTTCATGGTTCACCAATGTTAGTCAATATTGACTGGGATAAGATTGATTATATTATACCCTTTGAGGATACACATAAATACCTGAATGGACATGCTGTAGCCAAACAATTATCAACCGAAGACGAAAAAAGAATAAGTCGTATTACTTGGAACTCTGGTATACATAAGTTTGATGAACAAACAGTTACTTGGTCTATGGAAGACTACGACTATACTGAAGAGATAGAAACCTATAATAAGGTTATGAAAGAAAAGACTAGGTTACCCTTAGAACTCTGGATTGAGTATCTAAATAAAGTAACTTGTTGTAATATTCCTTCAAAAAAACTTAAGCTTTTTTAGGAGAAAGAAATGAAATTAAGTAAAAACTTTACACTCAAAGAGTTTACCAAGTCTATGACTGCAACTCGTTTGGGTATCGATAACACCCCACAAGACGAACATCTAGTAGCTGCGAAGGCATTGTTCGAGAATTGTGTACAAAAAGTTAGAGAACACTGGGGTATCACACGTATCAGTTCGGGATATAGAAGTCCTGCATTGAACGATGCGATTGGTGGTTCTAAGACATCTCAACATAGTAAAGGTCAAGCAGTTGACTTTGAATGTGACGGTACAGACAATCTAGAAGTTGCACAATGGATTAGAGACAATCTAGACTTTGACCAAGTCATCTCTGAGTTCTATGTAGATGGTGACCCAACGTCTGGTTGGATTCATTTATCCTACGTAAGTCCTGAANCGAATCGTAATAGATGTTTGACCGCAACACGTGTGGACGGNAAAGTCCAATATAGTGTTGGACTGCCTGAGTGAAACATGTACAGAAACATGTACAGGTGTTTGCAATAGACCAGTTTGATAGTCTACAAGCAGAAGCATTATTACAAATACCTGTAAGTAACAAACCTGTCTATGGGGACTATGATGTTCATGGAGACCCTACGAAATGGGACTTCGATTCTAAATCATATTCCCTTGTTACCAAAAAATTAATTAAGGATGCAATAGAAAAATACTGTGAATCATGGGGATGTAATTCATATACATTAAATACTCTGTGGTATCATGTATATAATAAAGGTGGCAGTTATATGTCACACACCCACACCCTATCAAATATGACTGGTGTGGTACACTTGTTATTAGAAGATGAAAGAGACTATACTGATATAGTCGGTTATGAGGATTTATGGTGTACAGGAAAAATAAAAGAAGGTGAGGTTGTATTATTCCCATCAATGACACCACACAAATCAAATCCAGTTCATGGAAAGAAAATCATTATCGGTTTTAATTGGGACATGTATTCGGATATGCAAACATATAAGGTAGTACAGTGAATTTAATATTTCAATACATGATAACAAACGAGGAGACCGAGAAACGTTCTCCAGTTCCACAATATCCACAAGGTACTAGGTCAGAACTCTATCGTGTGACTGGGGATTTGTCTGCAAAATCGTTTCAAATCTATGCGGATAAGATTGGATGTAAACACCAATATTCCACTAAACAAGTATTCACCGAAGGTAAGACTGGGTCAACTGTGTTGCTCTATGAATGCCTACGTATCATCTATGACCCTCTTTACGAACAATTCGACAAGATTGCATTCATTGATACTGATATCATCTGTAACACCGAAGAGAACATCTTTGATGAAACTGGTGATTATGAGATTACAGGTGTTCTTGAATCTGAAATACGTACTGGTAAAGACGGTGGATACAATACTTGGGATTTCAGTAAGAAGACAAGAGATGCACTGGTAACCAAGTATAAGCGTAATGGTATCCCATGTGTCCCCACAGAACCACCATATCGTCCCTCTTGTATCACTACCTTCAATACTGGTGTAATGGTATGGACTAAAGAAGCACGTATGAAAGCACGTGAGAAGTTTGATGATTGGTACGAATACATGTCAGACGGTGACAAACACGGTGACCCGTTTTGGATTAACAATGACCAACCATGGTTATCTGGACAGATAATGAAACACGGATTAACGTGGCAAAGTATCGACCAGAAATGGAATGACACACCTACTCATTGGCCAGATGACAGAGGATTTGACATGAATTTCCTCCATTATACTGGGGGTGGTAATAAGGTTGTTATGTTAGAAGATTATAAAAAGGGTAAATTTAAGTACTTAAAAGCTTGACAAACCCAGTATTTCTTGTTATAATAACCACATGAAGAAAGAAATACAACTACAACATAAGGAAGAAGAAGTGCTAAGTCAGTACCATAAGGTAATATTAACAGACGCAGATGGTGTTCTCCTGAACTGGGGTTACGCATTTGACGTGTGGATGACCGAGAAAGGTTATACCGCTAAAAGTAAATTAGAATACAATGTCGGTACAATATACGACATTACCAAAGCAGAATCAAGAAAACTGGTTAGAGAGTTCAACGAATCTGCCCATATGGGTTTTGTACCTCCGTTAAGAGATGCAATGCAGTATGTCAGAAAGTTACACGAAGAACACGGTTATGTGTTCCACTTGATTACTAGTATGAGTAAAGACGAGAACGCACAGAAACTAAGAACAATGAACATTAAGAAGTTGTTCGGTGAGACTGCATTCGTTAAATTCATCTATCTGGACACAGGTGCAGACAAGGATGAAGTCCTTGCACAATACAAAGGAACAGGTTATACTTGGGTTGAGGACAAAGTTGAAAACGCAATTGCGGGTGACAAACAAGGTCTTGACTCAATTGTCATGGAACATGGATACAACATGGACAACCAAGACTATCCCCTAATGAAAAACTGGAAAGATGTGTACGAATACCTTGTAGGTTAACGTATATATAACTACATGAAAAGATATGTAGGTTACTCCGAGTTTTATCATGATGCCGCACTCGCCATCGTTAATCCCGATGGTGAAGTTGCTTTCGCATCCCAATCAGAAAGATATAGTGGTTTTAAAATGGATGGTCATATCCATCCACCTATGTGGGAAATGGTTAATGAAGATGACCATGTTACCTTCTACGAAGACCTACAAGAACGCATGACAGTCATGGGTGGGTTTAGAACTTTCGGTGGTGCGACAAAATTACATAAACTTGTTGCTAAAGACTTAACAGATGGTGACGAAACCCTGTATAGGGCACACACCGCAGAATTTAGAAGACCCATTCACGCTATGGCATCCTATGATGATTTCAATAAACATCATGAAAGTCATGCAGCACTTGGATTCTTTACCCGACCATGGGAATCAAAAGAGGATACAGTAATTGTATCTGTCGATGGTTCGGGAGAAGTAGAATCTACTGTAATCTATGACCACAATTTCAAACCCCTCAAAGTTGTTAGATGGCCTCAGTCCTTGGGAACTCTCTATGGGATGGGTTGTGTTTCAATCAAATTAAAACCTCTAAGAGATGAATATATTCTTATGGGTCTTTCTGCATATGGTGAACCTCAAGATGATTTGTATCAAATCTTACACGATTGTTATTACTGGCATGACACACTGGAAGGACAAGCTGTTTGGGACAAGGTAGATTTTAAAGGTGAGTGTATAGCAGATAGTGAACTTGCACATAGAGATTTCCAATTTGAGAAACAGTTTAGAAAATTGGTAAAAAGTAAATATACTAACAAAGACTCAGATGTCGCTGCAACAGTTCAGAAATTCTTTGAGACAGAGATTTTAAAGATTATGACCGAAGCACGACAGTATGGTTCTAAGTTAATCTTTACTGGTGGATGTGCTCAAAACGTTGTTGCAAACTCCTTGATACGTCCAATGTTTGATGAGATGCATATTCCAATCGCACCTAATGATGCGGGTAACGCTCTTGGTTGTGCCGCATACACATGGCACAAAGAGACAGGTGGTACACACTTAAAGTGGTCACCCTATCTAGGACACAATATTGAACGTGAGATAGACCCCAAAGAAGTTGCACAATATCTAGTAGACAATAAGGTATGTGGAGTTGCAAACGGACGTGCAGAGTACGGCCCTCGTGCGTTAGGTAATCGTTCTTTACTTGCAGATGTTCGTTTTGATGTCAAAGATACAGTTAACGAAATCAAACGTAGACATAAATACAGACCCTTTGCACCCGCTATACTATCAGAATATGCAGACGAATACTTTGAAGGTCATATGGGTGAGTATATGCAGTACACCGCTATTGCAAAACATGACTATAGTTCAGTATCTCATGTAGACGGTACTGCAAGAGTTCAACTTGTTAAACCAGACTGTGAGTCTGTATTGAGACAGATACTAGAAGAGTATTACAAATTAACGGGTGTTCCAATGTTACTAAATACATCATTGAACATAAGAAATAAACCCATGGTCAATACCGTAGAAGACGCTATTGAATGGGAAGAAAAATATAAAGTAAAGGTATTTTAAATGAGTGAAGAAGACGCAAAAATAATCGAAACTAAGGGATATCATCCCGCAGATTCAAATGGAGACGGTAAAGTTTCCGATGCAGAACAGGAAATGTATCTGGAGTTCAAACGTAAAGAACTTGATGACCAAGATGCAATGCGGGATGCACAACGTAATATGGCATGGTTTGCACTAGGTGGTATGTTGTTATATCCCTTTGCAGTAGTTCTTGCCAATCTAGTTGGACTAGACCAAGCGTCTAAGATTCTAGGTGATATGGCAGCGACATACTTTGTCTCTGTTGCAGCAATCGTTGCTGCATTCTTTGGTACTCAAGCGTATACCAAAAAATAATGGAAAAAGTCAGATGGAGAGGTACTTGGGGTGTTGGTGACTTTCAACATGCATTAAACGTTTGTCATAACTATTGTTTCGATAACAAGATTAAGGTAAACTTGGAGATGCACTGGGGTCATGATGAGAATTACAAACCTCATCCAGATGACCCAGAAACAATCGTAGAACGAATGGAGTGGTTACACAATAAATATCATAGACAAGATGATGTTGTTGTTACACATGTATTTAACTCCGACCTATTCCCCTCTGGTAATGTCAACCCTGATAAGTCAAAACCACGATTCTTCTTTGATTCAAATAAGTTTGACCCAACGAGTGCTCCACCAAATGATTGGATATTCAAACCTGAAGAGTTTGTAAAGAAGAGACCTAAGATAGTTATATGGACACCCGCATACAATAGTGAACCACCAAGAAATTGGAAAAAGTTCTTGACAATTGATGATTGGTCTGATATAATAAGCTTGTTGCGTTGGGAGGGGTGGATACTAGTGGAGCTAACTTATAGAACCCCTATCAAAGATGCATATAAACAGATACAAGAAGCAGACTTCATTGTCTGTTATGATGGTATGTGGCACTACATTGCAAGAAACTTTGGTAAACCAATGTACATTCCATCATGGGAAGGTATCACAGATTATAATACTCCTCAGTGTATAAGAAAACCAAGTAGAAAATCAACTATGGAATTCTTTGCAGATGGAGGAGAAAAGTTTCAACCCAATCTGTCTAAAATGAAGACTAAAGCAGACAGATATATAAGAATGTTAAAAGAAAAATATCATGAATAAAAAAGTACTACAAGTTGTAAATCTTTCACCAAGTGAGTCTTGGATAGAAAAACTAGTACACGTTCACCCAATGAAACAAATTACTTATGCATCTATACTACAAGTAGTTGTATTCTTCTTTATGTTATTTATGTTTAAAGTAATAGGTAGTTACGTATGAAAATAGATAGAGCAGTAATTGAAATTAATGGTGGGTGTAACTACTCATGTACTATGTGTCCACAGGATACACGTACTGGTGGAAGACATAAAGACTTTCTCAAGAAGATGGGACTAGAAGAGTTCGAGAAGAATGTTGCAGATTGTGCTCAACACGGACTAAGAGTAGTCAACCTAGAAGGTAGTGGAGAACCCACACTAAATAGAAACCTACCTGAATACATTAAGATTGTTAAGAAGTATGGTGCAAAGTGTTTCATGTTCTCTAATGGATTCCGTATGCACGGTAAGTTCATGGAAGATTGTGTTGATGCAGGATTAGACTTCTATCGATTCTCTTTTATTGGATACAGTCCTGAGAAGTATGATGAGTGGATGAATAATATTATTGGAGGAAACTTTAATCATATTGTAAAGAACATACGTGAAATGAAAGCATATGTAGATAAGACTGGTTCAGACTGTTCGGTTGCAACCTATCATCTCATTACTGATAATGACAATTTAGACTTTGAACTAAATGCATATAAAAAACTAGTAAATGACCTTGGTGTTAAAACTGAGATATGGAAGATGCATAACTGGTCTGGTGTCTATGACCCTAAACAAAATACACGTAATGGTGAAGAAAAGACATGTGGTAGACCGTTTAGTCCTGACGTTGTTATACGTGCAGGAGGTAGTGACGGTAAGAGAGGTGGTGTCGCACCTTGTTGTCAAGTACTAGGACAAGATGAGAAAGCAGTCCTTGGTCATACAAGTGAGAATACCATTGAAGAGATATGGAACGGGCCAGAGTACACCAAACTACGTGAAGACCACACCAACAAAACATATCCTGACTATTGTAAAACATGCGACTTTCTATTAGATGACCCTGAAGTATTAGTTTATACTAATCATGAACGTGACTTGATGAAGATGCATGGAACTGAGTTTGACTTAAATGATTTCAGATAATTTATGGATGATACAGATACCTGACCATAGGGTATCTCAACATTACGCAAATTTGTGTATCCCAAGTTGGGACTGTAATGTTAATCTATTTGATGCATATACTCCAAATCATATGCCAGACTATCTTGACTTCAATTTGATGTGGGGAAATAGACCTTTTAGTGAGAGTGAGAAAGCAGGATTCTATAGTCACCTAGAACTATGGAAAAAATGTTTTGAAGAAGACAAACCTATCGCAATCATCGAACACGATGTTGCACAACGTAAAAAGGATATGCCAATTATAGGTGATTTCTTTGCGTTTGCAGACTTTATTGATGAGGATGACTGGAAAAATTATTCTACCCGATTCAAGGGTCACCCTTACTGGGGAACAGACGAACCATTGTGTCCTGTAACTCATGCGTACTATATGACACCCGATGTTGCGGAGTCTATGTTCTATACAATATCAGAACAACAAATCAATAAGTTTGTGGACGATTACATGTGGGAGTTTATGGGTAAAGATAAAAGTAAAATAATGCGATACTCTAGACCTATATACACAGACTGTATCGGAGGAACAATGGTTCATGCGTAGATTAATATATCAAGTATCGGTAGGTAAACCTTCCAAACTATATGAACACTGTATTGATTCAGTCGCAAAGTATTGTGCGAAATATGACATCGAACACATTGTATTAACTCAACCCAAATTAAGAATTAAACCTGATATCTTTACCAGTGGACGTAGTGAAGCGTCCTATATGAAATACGGTGGGTATCTTCCTATCTTTGAAAAGGAGAATGCATTTGACTATCTTGATAGATTTGACCAAATTGCGATTGTGGATGCCGATATATACATCCGAACTGATGCAACAAACATATTTGATGATTTTGGTACTGACCACGCATTTGGTGCTGTAGCAGAACGTGAAATGGATATCCAAGACTGGTATGGTGGTAAGATTCAAAACTACTCCGCTATGCAGTATAGACACTTACATAGTGCGGGTCAAGGTGATTTCAAACCAACTAAATTAGGTTATGAGTTCTTTAACATGGGAATGATTCTCTTGAACTCCAAACTATTCAAACCATACCTCAAGGGACAAGACCCTCACAGTTTCCTAAACCGTATGGAATTTAAAGACTTTGTAGACGGAGTCGGTGCATATAAATGGAGTACTGACCAGACGTTACTAAACTATTTCCTGAAGAAGTATAAAATACCTACCAAACATATGGAAGGTAAATGGAATGGACTATTTGGTGCAATCAATAATGTAAAAGATTGTAACTTTGTACATTTCTTTCTAAAGGATAAACTCCCTGACGGTGGAGAAAATGTTGAACAGTTAATGAATCAAATCGTATAAATACTATAGACAATACCGTCAAAACTTATATTAATAGAGTGATAGGAGAAACAATATGTTAACCCCACAAGAATTTGTGAAGAAAATTCGCAACGAAAACCAACCACTATTCGAAGCATCCAAGATGAATACTAAGGCGTATTTTGAAGGTGACCTTCCTGAAGAGGAAATGGTTAATCATTTCATTGGTCGTATGGTCAATGAACGTATGAACATGTCTGAGATTTGTGATGCAATCGCAAGAGCACCCGATGACGCAGACCCTAGAGAGTTAGAACTTCTAACTAAACAAGCAGCAGATGAAGCAAAACATTACCGTATGGTTCGAGAAGTAATTGAACACATCAAAGGTGAAAAGATTGATGTAGTCAATGCACTTGTATCAGAAAGAAAGGCAAACACCGCAAAAGGTGCTGCACTTCTAGAAAAATATGATGCACAAGAAGATGAGGCAGTCCTTGCCGCATACCAACTTGTTGCAGAAGGACGTGCGGAAGCAGTCTGGAATCAGATGGCAGACACTATCGAAGATGACTTTATCTCTTCTCGTTATCGTGAGATTGCGAAAGACGAAGGTTTCCACAGTGCAATCGGTGGATACTCGTTACGTAAACTTGCTACAGACGAAAAGACTCAAAGTCGTGTCCAACGTGTTGTTGACGCAATGCGTAAAGACCTATTTGAAATCTCTTGTAGAAATCAAGTTGAAGCACAGGGTTCGAGAGAACTTGTAAACGCTGCTTACGGTTGGTAGATGAAAATAGGACTCACTCAAAGAGTCCTCACGCACAATAAACAAGTTCATGATTCTTTAGACCATAACTGGTATAGGTTACTAAAGGGTCATGAACTCGTTCCAATCCCAAATCGTGATGACTTAGATTATGAATCTCTTGCAGAATCTCTAGACCTCCTTGTTATTACAGGTGGAGGAAACGAGCGTATCCGTATCACTACAGAAGTATCCATTGCAACAGAAATGTCTAAGTTGGGTAAACCTATACTTGGTATATGTCATGGTGCATTTTTACTTACCGAAATACTTGGTGGTAAAACAAGGACGGGTAAAGAGAATCATTATGATACCGAACACTTGGTATACTGGCAGAAAAAACCCCACATGGTAAATAGTTTTCACACTATTGCTATTGACAAAGTACCACCAAATAGTGTATCATTGTGTATAGACATAGATGGTGATTGTGAGTCTTGGATAAAGGATAATATTTGTGCAATCGTGTGGCATCCTGAGAGGATGACCATACCCTATATACCTACAGAGATAAAAGAGATTACAAGATTATGAAGGGAATGTTAAATATAGAAAACGGTGAGACCTATAAGGTTCGTGACGTATGGAGTTATGACGTTACTGTTTCAAAGGATTCAGTTCAATACCTTGGAGATGAGTTTGAAGGAACAAGTTATCTAATGGGTAAGAATTGTGATATCGATGTGAAAGAAGGATACACCATTCACCGTGGTGATTTTGCAGGACAGATAGGAAAAGAGTTTCTAGTATCTGGCGAGACGTTTGCTCATATAAAATTCTATGGACTATCCATGAATGATGACCGACTGTTTATACCTCATGGTCTACCGAAGGGTAATCTATCCTATATGGATGGTGGTACAAATACTACCGCAGTAAATCCAGGCAGACTGGGACTTCCTGTTATCAACTATGTCCACTTCCCCGCAGGGATGTCACAGACCCTACACACCCATCCAAGTCAACGTATTGGTCTTATCCTTTCTGGTAAAGGTGAGATTGAACTTGATAATGGTGTAATGTTTCCTATCAAAGCAGGGGACTGTTGGGTGATGGATAGAAATGTATTACACAACTTCATGTGTAATAAAGGCGAAGATGTAACATTATTTGTGTTCAGTCCTGACTCTGGTACAGGGCCGACAGATGAAATTAACCCATTGAAGGTGCGAACTTATGTCGGACAAACAAGAGTCTAAGAAACTACTCATAATTACAGGGCCGCAAGGTTCTGGAAATCATCTATTCAGTAAAGTGTTTAGTTATCATCCCGATGTAAAGGGATGGGACTTTGGTGGAGAGTACTGGATACCATCTGACGAAGAACCCTTTGCAGGATGTTGGATTGAACCAGACAAAACAAAGAGTATGTTGACCAAAGACTATATGGTCGCAAACGTTAGTGTACCATTTGTCTTTGATGGTGTCAAACAAATTCCTCAGATACAAGAGGTTGTCTACGAAGCACAAGATGCGGGTTACGAAGTAAAGGTCTGTATTGTAACAAGAGACCGAACCATTAACGAAGAACAACAACTCAGAGTCCGTAAGGAAGTAACCCTACCTACTGCATTGCAGTACTACTACAACCTAGATGCGACTTTAGAATTCATATCACACGAATCACTCTACCTTTATGGTGGTGCATATCTGAAATGGTTAAGTAAAGTTCTTGACTTTCCGATTGCATATAGTGACGAACGACTATTGAAAGATATCAAAGAGAACCAGAATGCGAAGTATGTGAAACACGTAGAGGAACACTGGTTGGATGAACACGTATGGAATGGGATAAGACCAAAAAATGAAAGGTAAGTATTTATTAATGACAGGAGCGCCAGGCAGTCGATGGTCTGGAGTTGCAAATAGGATTCATGAATCCGTTGACTTTGACCATAGTGATGATACCGAAGAAAGGTCATTCTCACACCACAATGGTTTGATACATGGGGGTGCATACTTTGACCCTATGATGGAATTTGATAATGACTTTGGGTCATGGGACAAACCATTTAGTGGAGAAGACACTCATGGTATCCGACTAATCAAATCTCATACCTTTGCATATCAACTGAACTCCTTAAAAGAACATCCTATTGTTATGGTACTAAGGAACGACTACGAGTGTTTGTCTTGGTGGTTGGAGTGTGGTGGTTTTGATATTCCGTATCCCAACTATGCGTGGTACAAAAATCAAGACGAAATGTTTACACAGATACAGTTACAGAACAAAGCAATTAACAGATTTATATATAAGAACAGAGACAAAGTTGTCAAGTGTAAAACTAATTGGGGGGTATTAGAAGAGTTAGGACTAGACTCTTCGGTAGCTTGTGATGGATACAGTAAAAAGGATGTGACCGTATATGTCTACCAACCCTAAAGCAATGACTGCCGAAACAAGACAGTGGTTGAAAGACTACTTTACATACGACTGGCCAAGTTCACGCACTGCGGGACTTGATAGATATTATTGGACGGGGTTTAAATTAATTGAAGAAATCAGAGAAGGGGAATCAGTTCTGGATGTTGGTTGTGGTGTCAATCCTCTTAAGCGTCACATTACCAATCTTCATGGAATTGATATCACAGACATAGGTTCTGACGAACAGGTTGCAATTGAATATTTTAAGACCGAAGAGAAGTATGATGTTGCGTTTGCATTGGGTAGTATCAACTTTGGTAGTTACGATACAATCAGAGACCAGACCGAATCAATGGTCAATGCATTGAAACAGAAGTCTCGTATCTATTGGAGATGTAATCCCGCACACCGTGACCATGGTAATGACAAAGTAAAGGATGTGCCATTCTTTCATTGGAGACTGGAACACCACCTCTTGTTATCAAAACGTTTTGGATACGAAGTAACAGAATTTATGCCTGACTTGAATCGTTATTATGTCAAGTGGGAAAGAGAATGATTAAGATGTTCGTCCACATCCCCAAGAATGGTGGGATGACAATAAGAAAGAATAAACAAATTCGTCAAAAGGTATTACTTTCTGGGCCAGACAACCTAAAGAATGCGGAGTATGTACAAGGTCTTACAAAGAAAATGCATGACACCAAAGACCACGCAGGGTACGAACACGGACGTTGGAGAGACTGGCGACAAGACGTAAGGGACACATATCAAGCAGTTGCAATCGTTCGTAATCCTTGGGACAGAGTATGTTCTCGTTACATGTTTGCAAAGAAAGTCATGGAATTTGAAGGGACACAACCAGAAGATTATGCAGATACTTCATCCTTCGAGGCATTCCTAGAGGAACGTCATAAGTGGGGTGGTCAAGAGTATATGTGGCATCGTGCAATTCGTGGATGGTATCCTGCATACGACCATGTGTCAGACGAAGAAGGAAACAACCGATGTCACATCTTACGGTTTGAGAACTACAACGAAGACGTGAGGACATACTTCGGTCTACTGAGTAACCCAGACCCTCGCAATATTACACGTGTACCTAATGACAGAGGCAAGACAGGATTCGGTACTTCTTATAAGGATATATACACTAAAGAGACTATTCAGATAATTGCTGACTGGTATCAAAAAGACATCGACTATTGGGGATTTGACTTCGATACGGGTGCAACAAGGAACTATTGGAATGCTACAACAACTATTTGACAAGTACCAATGTGATAAAGGTACAGAAAAACATCACTACTATAAAGAATACGAACCCTATTTTGAGTCCGTAAGAAACGACCCTATTAATATTCTTGAGATTGGAACATACAAGGCAGCGTCTACCCAAGCGTTTCATGAATACTTTCCTAATGGAACAATCTATACGATTGATATATTTGCAAGGACAAACCCAAAAGACTTAAACATATTAAAGAGTGGTAGAGTTGAATGGTTAAAATGGGATTCTACAGATGCGTCTCTTGGTAAAAAGATAAAAGAACAATGGGGTGACGTAAAGTTTGACTTCATTATTGATGATGGTGCTCATTGGCCAGAAGCAAATCGATTGACCCTTGAAAACTGTATACCATTTATGAAAGAAGACGGAACATATTTTGTTGAAGATGTGTGGCCGATGCACAAGATGAGTCAAGCAGAATTATCGAACCCTTGGTTGGTTAGATTATCTGAAAGATATGACATGTTAAAACACATGAGGTTTATGACTGCACTGGATAGTTATAACACAACACACTATGACCGCAGAAAAGAAACTAAATGCGGTGATACATACATTATAGCAATTAACAATTAGTAGGTAAATGATGATTAAATTAGTCTTATTCGATTTAGACGGTGTCCTTGTTGATACTAAGAAAATTCACTTTGATGCACTGAATGTGGCATTGGAGCATAATGACTATCTTCCGATAACAATGAACGAACATCTTCTGAGGTTCGATGGATTATCAACTGACCAGAAATTGGACATGTTAGGTATTCCTAGTAAGGAACAAAGGTTGATTCAGACTCGTAAACAAGCACATACTTATATGGCAATGAATACGATTAAACCAAATTATGATATCATAGAGTTGTTGGAACTACTTAAAGAAGAAGGATATAAGATTGGTGTATGTTCGAACGCAATAGAAAAGACCGTAGAGAACTGTATTGGTCAATTGGGTATTGAACAGTGGTTAGATATCACGTTGAGTAGTTGGGATGTTGAGAACAACAAACCCCATCCAGAGATTTACTGGAAAGCAATGTCTAAGATGGGAGTCTATCCAGACGAAACTGTTATTATAGAAGATTCTCCGACAGGACTTACCGCTGCATATCGTTCTGGTGCAAATGTTGTTAGAGTAGATTCTCCCGATGACACTAACATCTCATTGTTTGATAAGATACTGGGTGCTGATGTTGCCACCGCCCCTAAGTGGAAAGACGAGAACCTGAACGTTCTCATTCCTATGGCGGGTGCGGGTAGTCGTTTTCAAAAAGCAGGATACACTTTTCCCAAACCATTGATTGATGTAAACGGAAAACCTATGATTCAACATGTAGTTGATAATCTAGGTATTGATGCAAACTACATTTTTATTGTACAGAAAGAACATCGTGAGAAGTATAACCTAGATTCTATGTTAGACTTGATTGTACCCAACTGTACTATTGTAGAAGTAGATGGTGTTACCGAAGGTGCGGCATGTACCACACTACTCGCAGAAGAATTCATTAACAATGACCAACCATTATTCATTGCAAACTCTGACCAGTATGTAGAATGGAACTCTTTGGACTTTATGTATAAGATGAGAGAGACCAACGCAGACGGTGGTATTGTTACTTTCAAATCAACACACCCTAAGTGGAGTTATGCAAAAACCAACTCTCAAGGTCATGTTACTAGAGTTGCAGAAAAGAATCCGATAAGTGCTAACGCAACCGTGGGATTCTATTACTGGAAACATGGTAAGGACTATGTCGAGTATACAAAAGAAATGATTGACAAAGATATCAGAGTGAACGATGAGTTCTATGTGTGTCCAGTATTCAATCAAGCAATTGCAGATAACAAAAAGATACGTACTTACGAAGCAGATGAAATGTGGGGATTAGGTACACCCGAAGACTTGGAAAGATATCTATTGGGTTTCTAAATGAAAGTTGCTTTATGTATATCGGGAAGATGGAACGAATATTGCCACTCTAAGTGGGTAGACCGTTCCAAACGACTTCTTCCCTTTGATGAGATATTTACTGGGACATGGGAAGGTCAAGACGTTGTTGTTGATTATTACTTCCCTGAACCTAAGAATGAATATCATCCAGTCTTTGACACTGAACCATATCCCGATGACGCATCCACCCTCAGACGTGAAGTCTTTCCTCGTTTAATCGAGAAAGATATGCATATGGACGAAAATGCTTACCGTGACCCCGCATCTAGTCAGTTAAAACATGCGTATGCATCCGCTAACTGGCACAAACAGATTCTCATACACAATGAGATGATGAAGACAATACCTGAAGAGTACGATATGATTATTCGTACAAGGTTTGATGTGATTGTATCTGACCAAATTGATTGGAAAGAAATCATAGAAGACTCGTACAAGAGAATGATTCCGAAAGGATACAACTGTATGAACTACTATGGTAATCACGACTTTAACAAAGTGAAACACACGGATAGTGAGACTACCTATTATATCAACGATGCAATGATAGTACACCCCAGAGATTGTTGGGACACAGATTTGGTAGATTCTTTGTATAAGAACAAGCAATTGAAGAGTGCGGAAGAAGGATGGTATCAAATATTATCTGAACCGTTTGGATTCTATCATGAGAGTTATCATGGTGGATGTTATCTATCTGAGAGATGGGAGTATGTAAGAGATGTTGATGAAAGCCTTCATAATTAGTATGGTAAACAATCACGAGTCCACTGTTGCGACTCGTATGGTTATTGAATCTATAAAGAAAACTGGAACAAAACTAGAACCAATCATCTTACCCGCTACCACACCAAACACTATCGGTGAAGGAATAGACCAGTTGAATATGAGTGGGATTGCGTGGACATATCCCCTAGACGAACACCAAGATGGTCTTGATATGAAAACAGGACTACGTCTCACTCATTACAAGACTGCAAATCATGAAAATAGAGTTGCTTGTATGATATCTCATATGAGGTGTTGGCAGAAATCCCTCGACCTCAATGAGACTATCGTTGTACTAGAACACGATGCATTGTTTACAGATTCTCTTTTGCCAAAAGACTTGACTTCTGAATGGAAGGGTGGTATAATAGGTCTTAATGACCCCAGAGGTGCAACCAGAAGGTCTCAAGACTTTCACAGAAAGGTATCATCTAAGGTTGGATTACAATCCGTACCATATGTAGATGATTGGGATGTACCACAGGGACTTGCGGGTAACTCTGCATATATGATATCACCAAAAGCAGCAAAAAAGTTGCTTAACAAAGTAAAAGAAATAGGTATGTGGCCTAACGATGCATTGATGTGTAAACAGATGTTTCCATGGTTAGAGGTGGTATATCCCTACTACACAACTATACAGAAAGGGTTGACTTCAACCACAACACAATAATGGAAATACAACCAGTATCATCAATACCTAAAGTATCAGCACGTTCGTTCACTGTTGAACAAGTGCATAAACTTTCGGATGGAAATTATAAGATTCAAAGTACGACTTATTATGTTACTACATATGACAGTAAGGGAAGATTATCCACAACAACAAACAATAGTACAATGAGTTATATTATATGAAAGCATATGTTATTACAATAAGAGGAAATATAAATTCTGTTCAAGCAGCGAACAAGTGTATTGATTCTGGTAAACTTCATGGACTAAAGATTGAGAAGTTCTCTGCAATCACCCCCGCAGACAATCCTGTAGAACTACTAAAAACAAGAGGTATATCCCCAATACAATTTGATGAGAAATATTCTCGTAATGAAAATTGTATCGCAGCGTTCTTATCTCACTATGCGTTGTGGGAAGCGTGTTCGAAAGGTACGGAGAACTTTGTTATCTTTGAACATGACGCAATCATGGTAGACAGAATTCCCCCCGCATTACCTAACTATGTAATGAATCTTGGACACCCATCATATGGTAAGTGGAACACCCCCGCACAACTAGGTATTAATCCACTAACAACAAAGAGATATTTTCCTGGCGCTCATGCATACATGGTTACTCCCCAAGGCGGAAGACTGTTGGTAGAGAATGCACCTATGTATGCAAAACCAACCGATGTGTATCTAAACATAGACACTTTCCCTTGGTTACAGGAGTGGTATCCCTTTATTGCAGAGGCACGAGACACATTCACCACAATACAAGTAGAAGCAGGGTGTCGTGCAAAACACAATTGGAAAGAGGGTTATGAAATCATCGATGCTTAAAGTCTTCCTAACAGGTTGTGATAATAACACTGAGTGGCAGTTGCCTTGGTTTGTTCACAACTATCGTAAACACAATACAACCCCTCTAGTACTTGCAGACTTTGGTATGTCTAAAGAAGCACGTACCATTGCAGAAGAGTCATTTGATTTAATAATAACAGTGAAGAGTGAAGCACAGGGATGGTTTAAGAAACCTCGTGCAATTTTAGATGCAACTAAGTTAGACGGTGTAAAGAAAGTCTGTTGGTTGGATACTGACTGTGAAATTACCGCAGACATATCACCAATATTTAACCTATCAGAATACGGTAAGTTGGGTATGGTGAAAGATAGACCTTGGAGTACACGTAGAAGTGAACTTGGGAGTTGGTATAACTCTGGAGTTGTTCTGGTAGAAAACACTCCAAATATTCTGAAGATGTGGGCAGACGAATGTATTCGTAACCCCGTTCAAGGAGACCAAGAAGTTCTTTATATAATGATGGGAGGGGATGAGATTACAAAAATGTCGTATATTAAACCTTTACCTCACACGTACAATACGTTACGTTTAGACTATATAGATAACATAGAAGTAAAAAATCCCAAGATAATCCATCACACTGGAAGTAAAGGGAACGAAGTAATAAGGAGACAGATAGATGAATTATCTACTTAACGCATTAATCAAAAGACTTGAGGGCGACATCGCCATTGCAAAAGCAAACGTTAATGTGTACATGAAAAACAGTGCGGGGATTGGAGAACATCCAGACATCGTAGAATCAATAGAAACGCAAATCAGTAAGATTGCGGAAGCGGAAGATAAAATAAACGCTATTAATACCCATTTTGGGATTGGAAAATAAAATGTATGAATATAGATGTAAGGTAGTCAGAGTTGTAGACGGTGACACGGTAGACGTAGATGTCGATTTAGGATTTGGTGTGTGGTTAAAAAAAGAACGTGTACGTCTTTTAGGAATTGATACCCCAGAATCTAGGACACGTGACAAGGTAGAAAAACAATATGGACTAGCTGCAAAAGCATTTCTTAAACAAGTTCTAGGAACTAGTCCTATTCTTAAAACAACAAAGGATGGTAAGGGTAAGTTCGGACGTATCCTTGGTGAGTTTATTGTTGAGATTGAAAACAATAGAATTAATATAAATCAATATTTAGTTGACAATCATCACGCAGTAGAGTATAATGGACAGTCTAAAGATTCCATTAAAGAACAACACTTAGTAAACAGAGAACTAGTACAACTATGAAGGTCTTACATAACAACGTCCTTGTGACAAATGCAGAAGTTGAAGAGAAGACTGCGGGTGGTATTATCCTATCGGGTGATATCTCTACAGGTAATAAACCCGCAATAGTTATTGCGGTTGGTGAGAGTGTAACAAACGTTTTACCTAAACAAAAGGTTTATCTAGATTGGCCAAAAGCAATGGCAGTTGAAATTGATGGACTAAAGTGTGCAGTGATTGATGAAATACACATCAAACTAATTATAGAATAGAGTAATATAATGAGAGTAAATGTCTTAGGTAATGGAGACAATGCGGGATTGTTCCAACGTGGTACTAAGGGTAAGTTACTAATATGTAATATGCCTCCGTTTGAGATTCCTCGTAGTGAGGTTTACGGAACTTGTATGGTGGACTTCAAGATGATGAAGGCACTACAGGAAGGTCGTATTCAATTAGATATGTACGATTGGATTCTAGGTACAAGACCCAAACTGTGGATGGAACAGTCTGGAACATTCTATATGAAATACTCTCATCTTATCAAGGGATTCTATTCTCATATTCCAAAGTATGCGGGTGACCCAAAGTATGCCGCAACTAACTTTAATTGTGGTCACATGGCAGTTCATTATGCATGTGCAAAAATGCGAGCAACCGAAGTTCACATCTATGGATTCGATAGTATCTTTGATATGAACTTAGATAGTTTCACTGACTTGTTATTAGAATCAGACCGTTCTACTAATAACACAGTAAGACTTGCTGGCAACTGGAGACCTATATGGACAGAGATGTTCAAAGAATTTAAAGAGGTCAAATTCCATTTATATCATAGTCACAAAAACATCAAAATACCTATATCTAAGAACGTAGAAGTTCATGCGATATCTCATGGTCAAAAGACTTGACATTCTATACCAATAGTGATATAATATCTTATTGATTGAAAACGTCTCATGGTGAAACTGGATATCATCCGAGTCTTCTAAACTTGTGTTCAAGGTTCGAGTCCTTGTGAGACGGCCAATCAACGCTTGCCTCCGTAGTTTAACGGATAAAACAGTCCGCTACGAACGGACAACTCGTGGTTCGATTCCATGCGGGGGCACCAATTACAATGTTTAAAAGGTATAAATAATGCTACAGCCTAAGAAAAGTATTCATGATGATGAAAATCATGACTACAGAATCTTTAAGATGAATGATGGTTACGAATTTGGAGACTTATCCGATTCGGATTTATCATGTTTCAAACAGACTGAGTTAGACGAAGGTCAAAAGATGGCAGTAGTCAATAACAAAAGTCTATTCATATACATAGAGGAGTAACTCAATGGATAAAGTAAAAGAACTAATTAATAACGTAAAAGCAATGTTAGTAGACCCAATAGTAGACCTATGGGACGAATACAAGAACGAAGTTGGTCTTGTTATCGGAACAATAAGTGTAGTTGTGGGAATATTCCAAGGAGCATCATTACTGATTGTCTCTGGTGCAGTATTAGTCGCAATGACTGGTTACGACATATATGAAAAATATGTCTGAATAATACGACACTAGAAACGGATTAATAGGAATAACTACCATAATACGACTATTATGACAGTTTAGAAGAGGACTTTATGTCCTCTTTTTCTTTTCTCTNTCTTGTTTAATCCACTTCTTCGCTTTACTATTATCTACTGGACTACGTAAGAACTTCTGAACATCTCTATATGCACGTAGAGTTTCTGCCTTGTAGTCTTTACCGTCTGAGTTATCGACAATCAACATATCCTTTTTACCAAACATCTGTTGAAATGCACCGATGTTCTTCTGGACAGTTTTCCAATAGTTAGTAACTTCTTTCTCACCGATAGTACGGTCACGAGCAGCGTCACGTGAGATTGCAGTTTCTAGGTCAGTGTTTACAAATATCATTGCAGTATCATAACCTAACGCTTCCATTGACTGTACTTGTTTCTTAACCTTTGGAAAATCTTTACCAGTACCATCAATAACTACACCAAGTCTACCCATAAGGTATCTTGCTTGTTTCTTACCTGTTAATGCCTTTGCACGTCCACGAATGTCTTGTCCTTGAACTGAGAAGATATTTTCAGGAGACATTTCGAGTCCTGCTTTCTTCATTGCAGATTCGTATGCGTCATCCGAATTAACTACCTTCAGACCAAGGGCGGGGAGACCTGTTTTCCCGACAATGAAGGACTTACCACTGCCTGGCCCGCCTGCTAGGAAAACTGCTTTAAAGATAGCGGGGTCATCCACGCCCTCTGTCATAAACTTCTTAAACTTTAACATTAGTATACCTTAATTATTTTCTTTAAAATTGTGGCGACATTCGGCACTGTATTCTGTTTCCAATTATCATCCCCATACTCATCATGCATTGTGTTGCTACCTATGTAGTCAACCACATCCCCGATTGATTTTTCTGTTCCTGTTAAACGAGTTGGGACTTCAGGTATAGGGTTTGACCTATGAATTTCTTGTCTCAGGGTATCGTTTTGGTAATCATCAATCAAGTCAAAGTCTTCGGTGCAATATGCCGCAAAGTCATTTTTGATATCTTGTGCATTAAATGTAGTACCGTCTTCTATATCGTGTCCCGCAAGAAAGACTGCGTCAAACTTGACACCTTCTGGTGGAATAACATTATAGTTATCCGCACCCATGGCATACATACCATTGGAATCTATGATATTACAACCAAACTCTAACATTAAATCTTGGTATAGACTTGTGTGTCCATCTGGAAATGCAACCCATATATTAGGCGAACATCCAAAATATTTGTTAATAATAGGAGTCATGTGTTGACTTGCATTACTTTTTAGTGTTTCGTAGTTTGCATCCATTAGGGTAGGAAACTTACCATTTCTGAAAGAAGGAACAAACAAAACATTTTGATACTTCGAACACGTTAAGAAATTACTGTATACTATGCCAGCAATAACGTGTCGGTCTGTGCCAATCAATTTATCAGTCAACTTTGACTGATTGTATGTCTTGATACGGTCTTTGATTCTTAACTTTAACGCTACATCTGCTTCTTCAGAAATGAGTAGATTGTTCATCTCTCCGTTCGCAGATATAACTACATTATTACGTGTTCCATACATTTTTAATATACCTTAAAATATTCGTCCGCAGTTTCAATATTTAATGCTACTCTGAAGTAACCCATCATTTGTTTCATGCTTTGCATGTATGTAGCTTTAGTATTAACACGGTCTGTCATGTCGATAAGTTTTTGAGGAGTGTTTACGCAAGTGTACATTCTATCTTTTAGAAGAGTAATATCCACAGTCGCACCATTAATAGATGATTCAGAAACTCTACGAACATCGATTAAATCAACNTTANNNCCGATACAGTATTTTGCAAACTTCGCTTTAATATCATCAATTTGGTATGTACCCTTTTTATCCGCTTCAACACCTAGTAGAACAACACAATCAAACTTTACGTCTGTTTTGATTTTGAAGTCATGGTCAAGTCTAAAATAAGAATCAGTTTCTATTTGATTTACTTCGTAATGGTCGTATATAGGTTTCATGTAGTTATCACCATTCTTTGGCATAGTTACATGGATAGTACCCTCAGACTCATTTGCAAGATGAATGATAGGAAGTAGATGGTCACCCGCAGAATTTATAGACCTGTAGTTTCTATCTCTTAATCTTTCATAGTTTCCGTCTTCAAACGATGTAACAACAAGAATGTTCTGATATCCACGACTGACAATCAATCCATCAATCATTGAGGCATCTGTTACTAAAGGTGTGAAATCATCAATGTGAACGTTCTTTCCGTTGAACACTGATATCTTTCCAAGGTTCTGGAGTAGAGTGACTTTGGTGTCGAGATTAATAACGGAGGTCTCTTCGACTCCTTTTGGTTGTGTCTTATATAGTAACATTATGTCCCCTTATAGATTTTTTGAATGTGGTCTTCGAACTGTTCTATTTTTTCGAGACGTTTTGGCCAGAGGATATACTCTTTCTCTGGGTTTTGTTTTAGATTGTTTAGTAGGGGTTGAACCGCATTAAACAACTTGTCTAATTTTTCTTGAGTTTCGGATACCGATGCAGTAGTAGAAGCAACTGACGCTTGTGCCTGTTGCACAACCTCTAGTTCATTCTCATCGACAAGGGTAAATCCAAAGTCAAATAGTTGGTCTGTAGTATTCATAGTGTTATTTATACCTTTAAATAGTTAGAGAAAACGCTTGACAAACCCTGTTCTTAGTGTTATAATAAGTACTTAGATAATCAAGTTGAAGAGAGAATATATGACTAAGCACGAACTTTTAAGTATTCACCTAAACAATAGTGACTTAAACCTCACTAACCTCTCCAATATCTACAACTCCAGTGTTTCCGTTGTGCGTTGTATACTAATACAGTATTACAGCACCAAGGGTTTCACTCACCCAATTCTAAAATAAAGCTTGACAAATTAAGTTTTGTCCTGTATACTAGTATTTATATAGTATGGAGTTATAAATGCAAACATTTCACGGTTCAATGAAGTACGACATGCATGGTCGTAAACGTAAAACCAACGCATGGAAGAAGACCCCCAAACGAACCCCCGAATTTAAACCTCTTGAAAATTACTCTATAGGTAATGGCGAAGACCATCGTAAGAAGTATCCGTCTGTTAGTGACATGACCCGTTATGTCTCACAACAAGATAATTCCTATAAATTAGAAGAATCTAAGAAGTTTACAGTCGCACCCGCATACAATAAAGGTGCATACCAAGTCATCCCCAGAGGTGACGTTAAACACATAGGAAAATAACCATGATAACACCAGAAGGAACTTATATTACCGATGAATTTCATACATTTGCTCGTGAGATGTACCAAGAGAATTGTCGTGAACGTGAACAGTATAACGAACCTTTACTAACATTTGATGAATATATTAGTAAAAATAATCAGTTTTTGCTTGACAACTTCCCTGAAGTATGATATAATACTTGTATTGATAATGAGACTGTGAGAGGAAATTTATGAAATTAGTAATTCAAACCCAATACAAAGAGAACTATGCCGCACATAATGAGGATTATGTCCACGGTGTCTCCGAATCCTATTGGAAGAACAAGGGTGGTAGCACCTACATTGTGGACTATGTGTCCATAGAACAAGCTCAATCTGAAGGATACTACGAAGAGTTGTATTCTAAAATTGAGTTCAGTAATGAGGCATGTGAAGAATATGTCATTAGTGCAGAAGTAATAGATGATATTGATTTCGATATCACCAACCACGTTGAGAAGTGGGAGACTCCTATTATGTTAAGGAATTTTTCTGGTACTAAGTTCCATGCGACTAGAACCACCATGAATGGTGAGTATGGTTACATGAAATCCGATATCGCAAAGACCGAAAGAACTTGGGTCTTGGGTGATGACGAGTCTGGTGAGTATCACCTACATCTAACCGATGGTAGAGTTATGACCAGTGACCAGTATAGGGAGGCGGCATAATGGCAGATAGACTTATGAAAGGTGGGTGTATGGTCGAAAAGACTGACCTACCTGAGATGAATGGGTATCAACTCATTTATAAATTTGATAATGGTTACGGTGCATCTGTAGTCAAACACGATATGTCTTACGGTAATAAACTTGGACTGTATGAACTTGCAGTACTTGACAGTGATGGTGGGTTGTGTTATACTACCCCTATAACTGAAGATGTTGTCGGTCACCTAACAATGGGTGACGTTGATAAATTACTTGTAGAGATATCACACCTATGAACATATTCCATTTAGACAAAGACCCTATACTTGCCGCACAGATGATGTGTGACAAACACGTGGTCAAGATGGTCACTGAGTACGGTCAGATGTTGTCTACCGCACATCGTGTACTAGATGGTGAGTTGTATACAGACAAGACCAAGAATGGTCGTAACATCAAACGATGGAGACTGAGGGGTGCTGCACAAGAAAAAGACTTGTACAAAGCATCACATGTCAATCACCCGTCCAACATATGGATACGTGAGAATGCAGAGAACTACCGATGGTTGTTCAAACACTTCCAAGCAACTGCGAAGGAGTATGAGAAACGATACGGACGTGTACACATGACCTATGATAAACTAGGTGGTTATGTATGGTTTGCACCACGTAATATAAATTTAGTCGGAAGACTTACAAAGTTCGCACAAGCAATGCCTGAGTATTGCAAACGTGAAGACCCAGTAGAAGCATACCGTTTCTACTATATAAATGAGAAGGTAACATTCGCAAAGTGGAAGAACGTTGAGACACCTCAATGGTTCACTGAAGGAGTAGCTTAAATGACTATGCCTGATGAACGGTATCATGCCCTCAAGAGAACTGCAACCTTTCTAAAAGAATTGCAGAACCCTCACGGTAGATACAAAAGAGATAACATAACTGAGATACGTAAGATGGCATCAAATTGCCTTCGACACTACCCTTGGGATATGTATCTAGATGACCTTGCGGAAATTGCCCCTCACATTTTGGAAAACCCTAAATAATGGAGAATGAAATGAAATACCAAGAAATCGTTGACACCTTACGTGAAGGTGTAGTGAACTTATCGTTTACNAAAGTAAAAGANGGAGAAGTTCGTAANATGAGAGCGACACTGGTATCCGAACAGATACCACAGGACAAGATGCCTAAGACTGACGCTAATGCAAATACTGAGAAGAACCAAGTTGCGGTTCGTGTATTTGACTTAGATTTACAGGACTGGCGTTCATTCCGTGTAGATTCGCTCTTGACATTTAATGCAGGATAAGTTATAATACACACTATGGTCAAAAAACTAACAGCAGCAGAGAAAGCAAAGAAAACCAGAGAAGCGAAGAAACTCGCCTCTCTGAAAGAACTTGGTTTCGAACGTAAGAAAGTCAAACGCACACGCAAACCTATGTCTGAAGAACAAAGGGAAGCAGCGATTGAACGACTTGCAAAAGCACGTGCTGCACGTGGGGCAGATGGAAGTAAATCCGTTCACAGGGATATACGAGATTTGCCAGAAGACCATTTCTTGCATTGGAAAAAGGTCAAAGAATGGCTTAAGTGTAATCAAGACCAACTCAAGGGAATGAAAGGATATAAGAATTCAAAGAACTCAAAAGAACGTGCAGAGTACATTGACCTTAATACCTACATAACTAACATGAAGAGATATCTATCTCAAGGTGTATGGTTAGATTTCCGTTATGGTGAACAACGTGAGGGACGTATCCAAAAGGTGTGTGTCGCAATGGCATACTATCCTGATGGGACTCCCAAACGTCAATACAATTGTTGGTATCCTGATATCGCACAAGTCTGGACTAGGGAACTTGAAGAAGAGTTCGCAAAAGATTCAGACTATGCTAATCAATTTAAATTGGAAAAACCTCCAGTTCCAGACGTTATAAATAATGAGGAAGAGGATATAGAAGATGAAGATTGATATGATTATTGGTGGAGTGGATTCCTCAGAAGAAGAATCTAACTTCATGAACAAGAAGAAATTTACACGTATGGTAGAAGACTGTGTGCGAACAAAGTCTATGACATATATGGATACGGTTGTTTATCTGTGTGAACAGAACAACTTAGAGATTGAGGATGTCAAGAAATATATTTCGACATCTGTCAAAGAGAAGATTGAGTTTGAAGCAATGAAGCTTAACTTTCTCGAAAAGGGTGGTGACCTTTCCCTAAATAAAGGTTGACATTACTTGATTGTAGTGTTATAATACTAAACTATATTATGAATAATGTGGATAAACTAAAATACGCAAATATACGGAGAATATAAATATGTCTTTTGCAAACTTAAAAACCAATCGTACCGATGTGTCCAAACTGGCAAATGCCGCACAGGAAATGTCTGGTACAAAACAAACCAACAAATACGAAGATACTCGTTTCTGGAAACCTACTGTCGATGACAGCGGTAACGGATATGCAGTTGTTCGTTTTCTTCCTGCCGCAGAAGGGTCAGAATTACCATGGGTAAGATACTTTGACCATTTCTTTAAAGGGCCAACAGGTCAATGGTACGTTGAGAAGTCTCTGACTACTCTAGGTAACAATGACCCAGTGAGTGAATATAACTCACGTCTTTGGAACACAGGCATCGATGAAGACAAAGAAACTGCACGTAGACAGAAGCGTAGACTTCATTATGTTGCAAACATCATGGTCATTAGTGACCCTTCTAATCCTGCTAACGAAGGTAAAGTATTCCTTTACGACTTCGGTAAGAAAATCTTTGATAAGGTTATGGATAAGATGCAACCTGAATTTCCAGGCGAAGAACCAATCAATCCATTCGATTTTTGGAGTGGTGCGGACTTTCAACTGAAGATTCGTAATGTTGCGGGTTACAGGAACTATGATAAGTCGGAGTTCAAATCCCCTGCGGCATTGTTCGAAGGTGACGAGACTAGACTAGAAGCAACATACAATCAGTTACATGATTCAAGTGAGTTTGCTGATACTGGTTCATACAAATCTTATGACGAACTGAAAAGTCGTTTAGAGGTTGTACTGGGTCAATCTACTGGTTCGGGTTCAACGGTAAAGAATGATTCTTTAACACAGACTGCGGAAGTAGTTAGTGCTAAAGAACAAGAACCACAAGTTCTTGCATCTGCACCAGAACCTACTATCACAGCTTCAACTGACGAAGATGATACTTTATCATACTTTGCGAAGTTAGCTGCTGAGGACTAATCCTCAACAAGGATGGAAAAGGGGACTCTTCGGAGTCCCTTTTTTTATGGGAGAGGGTCGAATCCTATTGAAACACCGCATCCACAGGACGAAACTTCTTTAGGGTTTATTATCTTGAAGTATTCGTTAAGACCTTCTTTAGTCCAATCTAGAGTACACTCTTCTAAGTAAGGTAATGACTCTTCATTAATAACTATACTAAACTTACCATAGTCGAATGCAACATCGTCTTCGTTAGACTCATCTGCATATTCGATAACATATTCAAAACCAACGCATCCACCTGAAGTAACACCAAGACGTATTAACTTCATATGTCTGTCTTCGGTTCTCTGAATACATTTCTGTACTGCTGCGTCTGTTATTTCAATCACTCTATGAAGTCCTCTCGTTCGAGTGGTGGATTATTNTGACCTATCATTGATTGGTCTAGGATAGGATGTGTGTAGTCCTTTTCGTTCTTTGTCTCATAGTCTACCATCGCTTGTTTGATAGCATCTTCTGCTAGTACACTACAATGTAATTTGATTGGGGGCAATTGTAGTGCATCTGCGATATCTTTGTCTTTGATTAGTTTTGCTTCCTCGACTGTCTTACCCATCATCATGTCTACGAACAATGACGAAGATGCAATTGCACTTCCACATCCGTAAGTCTTGAATTTTACATCGATGATTTTATCTTCATCGTCAAGTAAGAGTTGTAGTTGCATGACATCACCACATGCGGGAGCACCCGCAAGTCCTGTCGCAACCTTGGGGTCTTTTCTATCTAAACTTCCAACGGAATGTTTTTGAGGATTTGCAAGAACGGCTTCGAATCGTTTTACTACTTCTTCTGAATATGCCATTATGCAACCCTGTCTAAGTCATCTGTAGCGGGTGAAGAGTCACCATACACTGCTTGACTACTTGAGTTAGTTGTGTTAGTTGTTGTTGATGGTGCAATCACTGTATTACCCGCAGATTGTTTTGCTTGGAGTTCTTCTAGTGCAGTCTGGAGTTTCATTATACGTTCTTCCGTAAACTTTGCACCTTTACTGTCACCACGACCTTGTTCATTATATGTACTCATACGGTCTTGATTAATTTTTAGGTGTCTCTTGTAACGTTCTTCGGTTGCTGCCATTATATCTTGTTCAGACTTAGGAGCTCTTTTTGTTTCTTTATAATCAAATCCGTCTTCGTCTGTGCCTCTCATTTCATGAAAGTCATCATCCTGAACCATAACTTTGGGTTGAGGTGTTGGTTTAACAACATCTTTCTCTACTTGAGGTTTTACTCTACCTTGTTTGATTTCTTTTACTTCTGGTTCTTCTTCGTCACNACCAAATCCAAAGAATGATGCAATCTTACTAGCGACACCACCAATTGCATTCTTGACCCAGTCAATCGCACCATTAAATACTGACGCAATTCCCATGAACAAGTCCATGATACCATCTTTGAAACTAAACGAGTCTAGTATTTCAGAGAAGTTTTCGAATCCTAGTTTACCCGCAATCCATGAGATAGCAGCTTTCAATAGGTCAAGTGGCATACCAATTAGTCCACCAAGGACACCACCGACTGCACCAAGGATACCACCAAGGATACCTTCTTCAGCGAATCCAGAGATTGCACCTTTGATACCATCAATGATACCCATTATTAAAGTAAGAGGTGCGAAGATTACTCGACCTAGTGATTTGAATATTGTAAAGACAGGTGACAATGCACCTTTCAATGCACTAAATGTTCCACCGAATATTTTAAAAGCACCAAGGAAAGACTTAATTCCACTACCAATTCTTGAGAATATTCCACCCACTGCTTTTGAATCGCCACCAATAAGGTTTGTGAGAGGACGAAACATGTTTCCAATATTAGTCAAACCACTTTTAAACGTGTTACCAATCTTATACATTCTCTTCATGAAGTTTGATGTACCAGTAACGGGTTTGCCATCAACACCCAATCCAACCATTGCATAGATTGACTTTGATATTCCAGACATTGTTGTTCTTATTCTTAGAATAACATTACTCTTCATACCCATAAGTTTGGAAAGATTTGGGCCAAGTTTACCATCTGGTGTCAACCCAACCATCTTATATAACCCTGTTCGGAGTGTACTAGTGACAAGTTTAAATCCTTTTGTCATTTTTCCACCGACCAAGTCATCAAACATTTGACCTAGAGCTAAAAGATATTTACCAAAACCTTGGGTTAAACCAACTGCAAGACCAGTAAGAGCAGCACCAATCGCACCAAGGAATCCCATAAGACCCATTCCTGCCGCATCTTTAAATCCCTGTACTCCTGCACCAAACTCATCTCTAGTAGGTTTCTTACCACCAACTTTTTCTCGTTTCTCTTCGAGTTTGTCGCCTGCCGCATTTGCCATAGATTTAAAGTATTGTGCAAAGGACTTATTCAGAGTAGCGAGTTCACTAATCTGTTTTTCNTCTCTCTTTTCACTTTTAATACCTTCAATCTGAACTGCTTCAGTAAGGTGTGCTATGGTTAATTCTGCCATTGTCTTATCCGTTTTGGTTTTTCATTCGTTCTTCTTGTTCTTTAAGATATTCTTCTAGTAATACTAGGTAAATCTCCCTCTCCCATGGCATCATATGTTCTATGTCATACAATGAATAATTAAAGTGTTGCATTAAAGCAAAATTGGTCTTAAAATGGTTGACCAAATTATCATGCGAGAGGCATATTAAAAAAAATCTTGAAGACCCTCCAGAGTTACTTTATTCTNGAATCCACATTCGCAAGTGAATTCAACGTCTTTTTTCATTACTGGAACAGTCTTTAAAAACTCTCCAACTTTTGTAAACTGTATGTTTGTCATTGAATCAATAAACTCAGCCAGTTCTTTCTTACTTACATCTGATACAAGGTGGTGTTCATCATCTGTCATGATTGAAATCATACAATCTTCAATCATCATGAATCCAAACTCCGCTTCGGAGACACCTTCACGGAAGTTCTTTACGAATCCATCGTAAGTAGGATATCTTAATTCAATAGAGATATCATCTGTAATCTGAACCACATTGTCTACATCTTCTTGTTTTGTAACTTCGAGAGACGATAAGTCAATATCAACGTCTGTCCTTTTGTCACATCCTTCATCTTCGCATTTAAAGTGTAGGGTTGATGATTCACCAACCGACTTACTACGAATCTGAGTGAACATGTACTCAACATCAAATGTTGCAAGTTCGCTTGTTTTGATATCATCATTCACACATGCAACAACCGTGTCAACCATTGCCCTCATTGCCTGCTTTTGGTCTTGTGACTCAAACGCAGAGAGAAGAAGTTTCTCCTCTTTGACCAAGTATGGTCGGTACGTGACAACTTTGTCACTAGATGGAATCACCATCTCATATTTTAGATTTTGATTTAACTTAGGTAGTGCCATTATATTCTCCAAATATTATAAAAATTTCCTAATCAGTTCACCCGCAAGACCTTCAACAAAGTCGTTGCCCACACGGTCACCCTTTTTGGACTTCCAGTTCTTGTACGATAATTGTACCGTAACTTCAAGTAACTGTCCGTCATCACTCAACGCAATTTCACTTAATGTTGTTGGGTATGCTTTATCTAGGACTAAAGTATAAGTGATATCGTCTCCGAATACCGCATTTAAGTCAAACTCACCCTGTGCAAGGTCGAGTGGCCCTAGTCTTGGTAATCTTCCACGTATAGAGGAAGGTATCTTACCAGAATCAAATAATTTCTTTTTCTTTATAGGGAAAGCAACACCCTTTTTAATGTGTTGTATAATAACTGGATGTGTGTAATCGTTAAAATACCCTACTTCTTTAGTATCTGAATTCACTGCTTGTGNTTGCCACAATTCAAAGTACTCTCTTACACCCATGTCATTAAGACAATGAAACGTGAGTGTTACGTCTTCTACTGCATAACCATATGCAACTTTGGTTACGTCAAGACCCATAGGTCTTTCTGTAGAAAGGATTTGTCTGCCAGGCAATGACGCTGCTTTACATAACAAGTTTAAGTTACGTGCATCGCCCTTGATAGGTGGTAAGAAAATCTTATACAGATTTCCCATTGCCAGTCCGCCACCAGAACCAACCGATGATTTAAAATCGTCAATACGAATTGCCATTAATCCTTACCTATACTTTGTCTTGAATCGTAGAACACCTTCTGTGAGTTTGCTTTACGGAACTGTGCAGTCGGTAAGAATGTTGCAATCTCCCACTCTGGAGCAGGGACTTCTGCAAACTTACTCTTGACATGTGAATTCAAGTAGTGTTTAAAACATGGTTTATAGTATCGCAATTTTGCAATACCTTGTAATCTCTTGTAAGTAATATTAAACTTTGCATCATCTGAGTTCTTACTTGACGCAACTTCCATCAACGAATCCAACATCTTTGCACGAAGGATAGGTGGAAGGTAGTGAAGGTTAATTCCATAGAATCCACCCTCTGCTGGCCCGACCACGATAATCAATGGGAATGCATCATAGTATGGAAGTTTATCTTTAGTCTTCGGGTCATAGAAGAACATTTGCATTGACCCGATAACACCTTGTTTCGCTCTTTGTTTTATCTGGTCTTCCTTCATTAACGCTTCACGATTAATGGAACGCATGTTGGATGCTTTCTTTCTGAACCATTCACGGGATTCCTTGGTACGGGGAGTAACTCCTGCACGGAATGCCTGTAGTTCTAGTCTGTTGAATATATTACTCATAGTTCTATTTATACCAATTTTACTTCAATTTTATTTTTTTCTTCGAGTATATGGTGCTAACTTCTTGAGTGGTTTTGTTGATTTNGGAATAAGANTNTTCAAGGGTTCATTCTTTTCTGTCCATATGACAAATCTCCAACCTCGGTCTTTTGCATATGCGTTTGCTGCTTCCCACTTATTTATGTTCTTTACATAAGTAAAACTTTCGTTGAGATATCGTTTTGTCTTCTTACTACCTGTAGGTATTCGAGTCTCTTTATCTGGTTTAATTTCAACCAACCAAGTCTTACCATCTTCCATGACCATTTTTAAGTCCATAAAATATCTATGATAACGCTTGTCAACTTCATATAGATATGGTATAACGACTTCTTCAGAAGACCATTTTACTACTTTTGGGTTATCATCACACCATTTGAAGGCATGTTTCTCCCACAAAGAACGATATACCACACCAGTATGGTCGCCTTCGTATTTCTTTGTATTTTTTACTCTGTATCTTCCCGAATATGCCATAAAAACCTTATAAATAAAGATAATGATTTACAACCTATTTATAGAGAAATTAAAATGGCAACAGTCACAAACATAAATGACGTACAGGTTGGAGACACTTTAACGTCTGCACAAATTTACGAAGCAGCAACTGGTTCAAAGCCTGGCATTCAAGAAAACAAGTCCAGAAAAGACCTTGAGTATCCACTTAACAATCCTGATGAATATAAGGGTAGGTTAGTCTTCAATGTAATGAAAGAACCTGAAACTGACCTTGGTAATATTAGTGAAGCTGCGACATCATTTGCGAAGTCTATCGGTGACGGTTTAAAGAACGCACTAGGAACTAATAACCCCGATGAGGTTGCAAAGGCAGTCAAATCTCATAAAGGTGAAGTTAACGTTCCTATTATCAAACAAAGACCATTAATTAAACTTGACAGACAAGTATCGATGTATCTACCTGTTGGTCTACAGTACCGTGATAACGTTGCATATGAGAATATGGACTTGGGTGGTGCGGGTGCGTCTGCGGAAGCTGGATTACAACAAGGTTTGAGTGGTGTTAGGAGTTTGATTGAAGGTGGATTGAAAACTCTAAGTGCGGGTCTTGGTGGTGCGGCAAACAAAGATGTTGCAAAATTAGGGGTTGTTAAACTTGCATCTAAGTTACCTGATGAAGTATCGGGTGCATTTAAATCAGCAGCGGGTGTAACAACCAATCCAAACACTCGTGTGTTATTCAAACAAGTTAATCTTCGTGAGTTTGCATTTGCATTTAAGTTCATTGCAACTTCGGCAAAAGAAGCAGAAGAAGTAAAAGAGATTATCAAATTATTCAGAACAGAACTATATCCAGAAAATATTAATCTAGAAGTAGGTGGAAGTGAAATCTCTATTGGATATAAGTTCCCTAACAAATTCCAAATTGATGTGGAGTATGATGGGGAAGAAATTGCAACAAGAATCAAACCATGTTTTCTTAGAGATGTGAATGTAACATATAACAACACATCAATGACTATGCACTCCGATGGTAACTTCCAAGAAATAGAAATGTCATTATCATTCCAAGAAACAAGAACACTCAACAGAAAAGATGTAGAGGAAGGATACTAATGACAACAAAATACTTTAAAAACTTTAACATCGTTGGATATAATTTTGGTAGCGAAACTAGTAAAGTTCTCTTTGATGATATAACTCAATACGTTGATATTATCGATGGACTAAAAGATAACGTCTCTTTCTACGAACAGTTTACTATTATAGCGGGTGATAGACCCGACACTCTCTCATATAGATTGTACGGAACTACCGATTACTATTGGACATTCTTTCTTATGAATGACCACTTACGTGAATCTGGATGGCCAATACCTACATATGACTTGTTGGATACTGCAAAAACAAAGTACCCATATAGAATTATAACAACAAATTCAGATATATCAACATCATTTCCAGTTGGTCAGATTATAACTGGAGTAAATAGTGGTACACAGGGCAGGATTATTAAACGTAATCTTGATATGGGACAACTAGTAGTTGATACTTCGGTTACTGCGGGAGAGTACTTTGGACTGTACCCTAATCTTGTAAACTTTAGTCCTACAGAGAACATTCAATACATCGCAGAAGACGGTGCATTTTATAATGCTACTCTTGTAAAAGAATCAGAACAATATAATGCAGTCCATCATTATGAGGATGCGGACGGTGTGTGGCAAGACCTCACATTGTTTGACTTTGCAAATCCAAGTTCACAGTACACTGCTATAACACATAGAGATAGAATTGAGAAAAGAAACGATGTCCTCAAAGAAATAAACGTTTTAAAACCAGACGTAATCGATAAAGTCGTTGGTGAATTTAATAATTTTCATAAAAAGGTAGGTTAATGTCTACGTCACAACAGTTCAAAATAACTGAGGCATCAATCTCAGCAGACCGTTTTGGTGGATTTGGTTCAAATTCATTTGATGTAAGAACATCTGTTGCAGAATTGAACGTGTTTGAAAGTTTAGACAAACCTTATCTGACGGGAACTGTTGTTATTCTTGATGATAAAGCACTGTTTGATGCTATAAATTTTCAAGGAACAGAACGATTTCGTGTAAAACTTGCATCTGCGGATAACACTTTAGATACCGTATTCGAACGTACCTTTATGATGACTGGAATCGAACGTTCAATCAAATCAAATGATAACGGAAAATCTAGTATGTATGTTATTACATTACTAGACGAACATGCTTATCTGAGTAGTTTAAAACGAATCAGTAGGTCTTTCAATGGACGTATCGATAAGATTATAATTAAACTCCTTGCAACTCAAATGAATATGGATGTAGATATCTCATACTTGTTTAAAGGTGACGGTAAAGAATCCGCACCAATTCAGACAAATATAAAAGGTATCATTCCCAATCTAAGTCCTATTGCAGCAATCAAGTGGTTGGTGTCAAGAGCGACCACCGTGACAGGGTCTCCATTCTTTGCGTATGCATCTATGCACGATAACAATCTTCGTCTAGGTAATCTGGACTGCATGTTATCACAAAAAGCGTTTAATTCAAAATTACCNTATACGTACAATCCCGCAAACGTATCTAACGCAGACACTCAAACAGAAGTAGAAAAAACGTTTACTATTAAAGCATTAAAAACATCTAAGATGGCAAACACCTTAAAACTCATTCAAGAAGGTGCAGTAACAAGTGGCATGTGTAATACCAATCTTAACACAGGACAGATATTTAATCAACACTTCTCAGTCAGAGATACTTTAGGTAAACTATCGGGACAGGGTATCATTGGCGAGAATCAAAATGTATTTGATACAGAATTTTTGATGAATGAGAATCCAGTCGATACATTCAACGCACAAAACATTCATACGGTAACTTCGAGTGGAACATATGGTAGATACAAAAGTTATCATGACGAATTTGATGCAACCAAGTTTAAAAAGAAACTAGAAAGTAAAGCATTGACCAATCACCTATATAAGAACATGATGAATGTTGTTGTAGAGGGTGCAGGATTTATTGTTTCGAAAGCAAGTGTTGGGGACATAGTAAACCTGAAGATTGTAAACGACAATACAGAACAAGATAAAAATGCGAGTGAAGAAGACTTAATTGATAAAGCTAAGTCTGGTGATTGCATTATCTATGATACTAGACATACCTTCTCTGGAACTCAACACACAGTATCCATAAACGTATGTAAACTAGAGAGACTTTCACAATGACAATGAAACCTATTCTTTCAGAATATTATGGTGATAATACACGATGGTTCATTGCAACTGTTGTTGACGCATCACCCCCATACGGTTTTGAAGGACGTGTAAAGATTCGTGTTCATGGATTACATACATCATCCACTGTAGCAATTCCTCAACATGATTTACCATGGGCACAATGTCTTGTACCAACCACAGAAGGTGGAATCTCTGGTATTGGTAGAATGCCACAGATTCAACCTAACGCACTAGTCTTCGGTATGTTTATGGACGGAATGAACTCTCAAACACCTATTGTAATGGGTAGTCTACCGCACATTGAATTACCTACTAGGATACAACTAGGTCAAGATGGTGAGGATATCGGAGAAGATAACAAACCAGAAAATCTATGGCAAAGCTTTGTTGCTGCGGTCAAACCGAAAGATGTTGATATACAAAATGATAATTCTGGTAATATTAATAATCTGGTAAGATTATCACGAGAGAAGACTGCGGTTAAGTTCTTTCTAAATCTAGGTTATACCGTCAAACAATCTATAGGTTTGGTTTCGTCACTCGGTCAAGCGTCTGGTATGCGAACTGGGGTAAATGTACAGTCATCTGGACTTGCAAGATTCTCTCGTTTAAGGTATAATGACTTACAGAACTTTTCAAATGATTTCAATAAGTTTCTGGTTCAACTTGCCTTTATTGCATATGAGTTGAACGGAACACAAACTAACGCAAACATAAAACTATTACAATCAGATAAATTTGATGGTGAAGATGGTGTGTGTAGTATAGTGTGTAAGTATTATCTCAAAGATAGTAGTCTTGCGAATCAATCGCAACTTGCAGCACGAAGAATGAACGATAGGATAGGATAATGGCACTAAGTAAAGAATCACTGAATAGTTCGATAAATTCAGAAATCAATAAACAGACTAGTGCAAACGCAAAGTATGTTAATAGTGCTACAAGTGCAGTCGATGATACCTTTGCAAAAACTACCAGTAAGATTGGTAGTGTTGACGGAGAAGTCTTGGGTGGGGTTAAGTCTTTGGGTGCATCTGCTCTTGACGGAAACGAAGTATTAAAAGATGGTATAGGAAAACTTACTGATAAGATTCCTAGTTTAGAAGGTGCTGCAACTGCACAANCANCCATACCAAACCTTTTAGGTTTATCAGAAGCAGACCCNACTGCATCTGCAATGGAAGTTGTCGGTGGGGGTTCACCCAAAGATATTCAATCTGGTGTAGATAAGGTAACAACTATCTCTGGTGAGGCAATGACAGATATATCTACGTTCACTGCCACTATCGCATCCTCAGATGAATTAACAAGTATCTCTGCCGCACTTCCTGATTTAAAGATTCCAAGTCTTGATGCCGTTGTGGGTGAGATTACCCCTGTCGCATCTCTCAGTAGTCTTGGGGATACTGTAAAGGATAACGTATCAGACGCAACTGGTGTTGGTGGTCTATCTGCGACACTTACAGATGCAAAGAATGAATTAAGTACTGTAGGTAGTGTTGGTGATTTAGTTACTAGTGGGTTAAGTGATATCACATCTGCTACCACTGAATTCTTATCAGATGCAACTGACTTTGCAACTAACTTTACCGAAACAATAGACAAGGGTTTGGGTGGAGTCTTACAGAATCTTGCGGAAGGACTTACGGGTAATGCATCTTCATTCCTCGCTAACCTCGTGCCAGGCGGTATTAGTGCAACCGAATCAGAAAGAAAAAGAATACTAGAACAGTTTTCAACGGGTGACCCCGCAGATAAAACTAAAGCGGTCAAATCACTTACCGCAAAATCAAATAATGTCTCTCCAAAAATGAAGGGTATTATTAATAAAGTAGATGCAGAAAACACTAACGACCTATCTAATAAAGTAACAATTGCAGCAAGAAAGGCGGGTGTTCCTGAGTCAGAGATTCAAGACGCAACCGCAGAGATGGAAATAATTGACACGGGTCTAGACCAACTTGATACTACTATTGGTGGTTCTGTTGTTGTTGATTCAAGTCTATTTGATGAAGACTTCTCTATTGGTGCAAACGAAAACAGATGGTCTGGTCGTACAACTAAAGATGAAGTATTTACATATGTTGCATCTGTAGAAGAGTTGGACGCAGAATTCTCACGTATAGAACGAGATGTCACCGAAGTGATTGTCCACGCAACCGAAACATATACAAATAAAGATATCGGTGCAATAGAGATAAATAACATTCATAACGAATTAGGACATGATGGTATTGGATATCATTATGTGATTAGACGGGATGGTAGACTTCAACGTGGTAGACCCGCAAACAAAGTTGGAGAACACGCAGTAGTAAATGGACATGATGTATATTCTATTGGTGTTGCACTGGTCGGTGGTATTAATGTATCTTCGGGAGATGATAACCCTGAGACACACATGTCTTCGTCATCGTTCACTCGTGAACAGTATTCGACTCTAGAGAAATTTATTAGGTCGTTCTATCGTAGATATTCTGGTGGACAAGTATTTGGACACAATGATGTTGATATCGCAGAACAAGACCCATACTTTGATGTGGTTGATTACATAGAGTCAATATTTAGAAAGACTAATGTGACTACAGACCCGTCAAGTAATCCTCCATTGAGTCCAACAGAGATTAATGTACAATGACAACTAAGAAAGACAATTTCAGTGAACGAGTTAACAAACTAGGTGAGGGTAATGAAAATACTCTTGGTGTTGCTCAAGATGGTATGCAAGACCCCACAGGTGAATTTCCTAAGAGAGATTATAACTTTGGGACTGGTATCAATAAAGCTGCTCGTGGAATTAAGATAAATGAACTCTATGTTGGGGGTGGTGATATTGGTGTATCTTTGGGGATACAATCACAACGTCCTTCTGAATATCCTTTCAACCAAGTATCAGAATCTTTATCTGGTCACATTGTTGAATACGATGACACGCCAGGCGGTGAACGAGTATTAATCAAACACCGCACGGGTGCGGGTGTAGAGATGAGAGCAGATGGTTCTGTCCTTATCTCAGCGGTAAACAACAAGGTAGAAGTCACTGGTGGTGACCAAACAGTAATCGTGGAAGGACACGGTAACCTTATCTACAATGGTAATCTTAATCTTAAAGTAACAGGTGACTACAACATAGATGTTGGTGGTAACATGAATCTGAATGTTGCGGGTAACCTAGTAGAACAGATTGAACACAATCATAAGACTACAGTCACAGGTAATACCAACCTTACAACAAAAGGTACAAAGACAGTTAAGACCGTTGGAACAAATACTGAGATGATGTTATCAGATAATAATCAGTTTGTCAAGGGTAATCAACAGAATCTTGTCGAAGGTAATATCGACCAGTCATCTGAAAAGAAAATATTTGTATCTGGTAAAGAGTCCTACGCAGTATCATCTAAGAACACCAATATTACGGGTGCGAAGTTCGTATCGGTATTGGGACAGAAGGGTGCAATCGGTGGTAAGAAGGTTGACTTTACTGGTAATGTGTATCAAGGTAATGAAGGTGCAACCGCAGAATCTTCGGGTGCAATCTTCCACGGTACATTCAAGGGTATTGCAGACGAAGCGATTCGTTCATACAATGCGAATGTAGCAGGATTTGCCGAAGTATCTGACACTACAAATGCACAGTCATATGCAGAAGCAGCTACTTCTGGAACTGCGGTTGGTGATACTCATACGGCAGCAACCAAGACACAGGCAACCATTACAGGGGAAGACCCACTAACTCCATTAGTAGTAGTAGGACACGCAACCTCTGGTTCGTATGCAATCAAGAATGTTGTGGTCGATGCAGAAGATTCCTTAAAGAACAAAATTCTATTAACAGACGATTATAAGAACGTCTTTGATAAGATACCAACTACCCAAGAGATTCGTTCTGCATTAAGAAATTCTGGTTCTCGTGATACCGTTGGTAGTATTCTTGTTTCAGAAGAAAGACTCAATCCAGACTT